ATCGGAAATGACATATAGTCCTTCCGTCTTTTTATTCCGCCGGTTGGGGGGTGGCTGGTGCGGAAAGTGAGGCTGGGCCTGGGCTGCTGCGGGGCTTGGGGCGGGTGGTTGGTGTGGTGGGACGTTGGAGGCGGGCGGCTCGTGGCTGGCTGCTGCGGCGTTTGAGGGGCGGGGGTGTCGCGAAACAGGGAGGGCGGTATGGAGACCGGGCGGATTGGGTTGCCGATCGTGCTGGATGAGGCGCGGCTGGCGGGTGGGCTTACCGAAGCGCAGGAGAGCTGCCGGCGGTTCGCGGCCGGCGTGGAGAGGGGGGCCGCGCGGGTAGAGTTGGAGGAGGAGGGCGCGGTGCGGTCGGAGGGGATGCCGCCGCAGTGGGACCTGTTGACGGGAGGGAGCGACCCGCGCGCCAACGTGCATGGCCCTACCGAATGACGAGGCGGTTGCACGCATCCGCAGCGGGGACATCGACCGAAAGCGCAAGCAGCGCGCCGAGGCCAAGACGGTCCACGTGCCGCTCTGCGCCGACCGGGCCAGGCGGGCGGCGCTCGAGGCGGACGATTTTGCCTGGCTGCGCTACTACCCGGTCGATCTGGGGACCGGCGAGAAGCTGTTCTGGTATGAGTTCACCGCCCAGCAGCGGGCGATGATCGAGGCGATCCGGGACGCGATCGTGTATGGCGGCGACCAGGCCCTGGCCGCCAGCCGCGGGGAGGGAAAAAGCACCTTGTTTGAATCCATGCTGCTCAAATACACGCTGGCCGGCGCGATCAAGTTCGCGCTGCTCTGCAAGTCGACCGGCGGCATGGCGGAGAACGCCTTGCAATCGATGCGCAACCAGGTGGAGCGCAACGACACGTTGGCGGAGGATTACCCCGAGGTCTGCGTCCCGGTCCGGGCGCTCGAGGATACGCCGAACCGCGCGCATTACCAGCTCGTGACCGGGCACCGCCACGACAACAGCGAGCCCTACGTGCAGGAATCCAGCCGCTTCACCTGGTGCGGCCATGAGATCATTTATCCCAACGTGCCCGGTTCGCCGGCCGCCGGCGGGATCATCGCCACGCGCGGTTTGGACGCCGAGGTCCGCGGGATCAACAAGAAGAATCGCCGGCCGGACATCGTGGGGATCGACGACCCAGATACGGAGGAAACCGTGCGAAGCCTGGATCAGGCGCGGAAGCTCGAGGAACGGATCGATCGGGGGCTGGGCTTCTTGGGCGGCCAGCGGCGGGGCGTGGCGCGGGTGATGTTGACCACGCTGCAGCGGCCGGAGTGTGTCTCCGCCTGGTATACGGATCCGAAACGAAAGCCGAGTTTCAAGGGGAAGCGGTTTCGCTTTCTCTTGAAAGTGCCGGAGCGGTTGGATCTCTGGCAGGAGTACATCCAGCTGTGGCGGTTGGGGATGCAGAGCGGCGACAGCTTTGCCCGCGGGGCTTTCCAGTTTTATCTCGACAACCAGGCGGAAATGGAACGCGGCGCCGAGGTGGCGAACCCGAACCGCTTCAATCCTCAGTTGCTGCCCGACGGCTCGCAGCTGGAAATCACGGCGCTCCAGCGGTACTACAACGAGGTGGCGCGGGTCGGGCAGGAGGCGGTTTCGACCGAGTATGACAACGATCCGCGGGATGACACGGTCGCTTCGAACCTGGTCTCGGCCGAGGCGATCGCCGCCAAGGTGAACGGCTACCCGCGTGGCGTGGTGCCGAACGACGCGGCGCATCTGACCGCCATGATCGACGTGCAAGGGAAGCTGCTCTACTGGATGGTGTGCGCGTGGAGTGAGAGCTTCAACGGTTACGTGGTGGACTATGGGGCGTGGCCCGAGCAGCGACGGAGTTATTTTTCGCTCTCGGACGCCGTGCCGACCATCCCGGATCAGTTCAAACGCGTAGGGCTCGAAGCGCAACTCTTCGGCGCCTTGACCACGCTCATCAACCAGCTCTATGGCCGGGAGTGGAGGCTGCACGGCGGCGGGACCATGCGGCTCACGCGGTGCCTGATCGATGCGAACTGGGGGGACTCGACCGACGTCGTCTATCAGTTCGCGCGGCAATCGCCGCACGCCGGGCTGTTGCCGACGCACGGTAAGGCCGTGCTCGCTAAGCAGTCGCCGATGATGCTCTGGCCGCGGCAGGATGGGGAGCGGAAGGGTCTCAACTGGGTCGATCGCCGCGCGGCGAAACGGGGGCAGGCGCGTTACGGGATGTTCGATACGAACTTTTGGAAATCGTTCGTGCATGCGCGGCTGGCCGTGGCGATGGGGGATAAGGCCGGTCTCTCGCTGTTCCAGGCGGAGCCGGCCGTGCATCGCATGTTGGCCGATCAGTTGCACGCCGAGTTCCCGGAACTCGTGGAGGCCGGCCGCCAGGTCAATGAATGGAAAGCCCGCCCGGGGCGCGACAATCACTTGTTCGATTGCCTGGTGGGCTGCGCCGTGGGGGCCAGCATGTGCGGTTGCGGTTTACGCGAACAGGCGCAGGGCGAGACGCGGCGGAAGGTCACGATTCCCGAACACATGAGGCGTTGACCAACGTTTGGAAGCCGAGATGAGCACGGTGGCGGAACGCAAGAAGTATGACATCGCCGCGATGCAGCGGGTGCAGGGACTCCAGTGCCCGCAGTGCCGCTGCCGCGATCTGCGCGTGAAGTGGACCGAGCCCATGGGGAACCGGATCAAGCGCCATCGTTATTGCCGGAACTGCGGCTACGGTCCGATCGTCAGCTTCGAGGAGATTCCGTCGCCGCCGAAACCCGCCCTTCCCCCGCCCCTTCCGGGATTTGACGAGGATGACCCAGGCGGCGTGAACGGATTTTTTTGACCACTTGCCCACATATGGGCAACGTGCCTTGGCTTTGGTCCGGCATCGCGCAATGCTGGATTCATGAGCACGGACGCCGAGCAAATCCTGGACGACGCGATCGAGGCTGCCGGTCAGCCCAAGAGCGTCTCCACGCCGGCGGCCACGGTCACCGCGCACTCGATTCCGGACCGCTTGGCGCTCCTGAAAGCGGCCGGCGCGCAAGAACAGGCGCGCAGCCCCCGCATGATCCGCTTTGACAAGCTGATCCCGCCGGGGGCCCCATGAGCAAACGGAAGACGAAGATCGTCCGCAAGACGCATGACTTGAGCGGCGCCGCCGTGCCGATGCTGCGGAACCTGCTGGCGCGTTACGACGCCGCGCAGACGACCGACGAAAACTCGCGTCACTGGGCCAACGCGGACTTGCTCTCCGCCAACTCCGCGAACGATCCCGCCACGCGGCGCACGCTCCGCAGCCGCGCCCGTTATGAGTACGCGAACAACTGCTACTGCAACGGCATGGTCCGCACGCTGGCCTCCCACGTGATCGGCACCGGGCCACGGATTCAACTGCTCACCGAATCGGCGGACTCGAACCGAGAAATCGAGGTCGCGTTCGCCGATTGGTCCAAGCAAGTCCGGCTGGCCGCCAAGCTGCACACCGTGCGGCAGGCGCGCTGCCGAGACGGCGAGGCCTTCGCACTTTTGGTGCAGAATCCGCGTCTGACGGGGCGCGTGAGGCTCTATCCGCGGATCATGGAGGCCGATCAGTGCGCCACGCCGGCCCAATTCCTGACCGGTTACTACCAGGTCGACGGCCTGGAGATCGACCAATTCGGCGATCCGGCCTTCTACCACCTGCTGCGAAACCACCCCGGCGAGACGTCCGTCGCCGGATTCGGCGAATATGACCGCGTGCCGGCCCACTTCGTGATTCATTTGTACCGCGAAGAGCGGCCCGGGCAGCGCCGCGGCGTGCCGGAAATCACGCCCGCCTTGCCGCTCTACGCCGTGCTGCGGCGCTATACGCTGGCCACGCTGCACAAGGCGGAAATCGCCGCCCTGATGGCGGTCTTCCTGAAAACAACGGCCAGCGGCTTCGATCCGGCCGACCTCGGCGATCCGTTCCAGTTGATGAACCTGGAACGCAACGCGATGACCACGCTCCCCGAGGGCTGGGACATCTCGCAGCTCAAGGCCGAGGCCCCGACCGACGCGCACGACGCCTTCACGAAGGCGATTTTGCGGGAGATCGCCCGCTGTTTGGACATGCCGTTTAACATCGCGGCCGGCGATTCGAGCTCCTACAACTATTCTTCCGGTCGGCTCGATCACCAGACCTATTTCCGGGCCATCGAGATTGACCGCAAACAGTTCGAAATCGACTGTTTGGACCGGCTGTTCGCGGCCTGGTTGTCCGAATATCTCGGCGAATCCTCGGGCATTCACCCCCGCGACATCGATACGTCGCGTTATCCGCACGAGTGGCGCTGGGACGGCTACGAGCACGTCGACCCGCTCAAGGAAGCCAACGCCAACGAGACGATGCTCCGCACCGGCCAGGTCTGCCTGCCCGATCTGATCGCCAAACAAGGGGGCGATTGGGAGGTGCTGCAGGCCAAAGCGGCGGCGGCCTTCGGGCTCTCGATCGAGGACTATCGCGCGCGACTGGCGGACGCCGTGCTCGGTGGCAAAGCGCCGGCGGCCTTCCCCGGCCAGCTGCCCGGCGGCGCCGTCGACGCTGAGGCGGAGGACGAGGACAACGAGGACGGCAACGAGACCGAAACCGAGACCGAGGACGCAACAGAAACGGAGGCCGCCCGTGTCTAACAGCACGCTCATGCTGGCCGCCGAGTCGTTCGCGATCGAGGCCGCCGAAGGGAAACGCCCGCGGATCAACATCCTGGCCTATGACGGCGGGATTATGACGGTGCCGGGCTTCGGTCCCGCGGTCGTGGACCTCGCCGGGATGGAGTTCGCGGCCAGCATTCAGGTCATCGCGGACCATAAAAACGAACTCAACTCCGTCATCGGCAGCGGAATCGCGGAAGCGCGCGACGGCAAGCTGCTGTTGTCCGGAGACGTGGCGGACGGAACCGACGCGGCGCAGCGCACGCTGGCGCTCAACAGCTCCGGCGTGAAGCTCCAGGCGTCGGTGGGGGCGGTGATTCTCGCCCGCCGGCACGTGCGATCGGGAGAGACGATTCACGTCAACGGCCGGCGCATCACGGCCAGCGGCAACGGCTTTGTGTTGGCTACTAAATCATTCCTTCGTGAAGTCTCGGTCACGCCGCTCGGGTGCGATCCGGGGACTTCCGTGCAAATCGCAGCGAAACAGGAGATCCGCATGGAAACCTCGGCATTTAACGAGTGGTTGACCGCGAAAACCTTCGATCCGGAGGCGCTTTCCGAGCCCCAAAAGACCTTCTTGCAGGCCTCCTATGAGGCCGAATTGAAGGCCGCGGAGGACCTGAAAAAGGTCGAAAAAGAGCAGAAAAAGCCCGAAATTCAGCCGGACACGGACCCGGTGGCGGAGCTGCGGGCCAGTTTTGCGGCGGAGACCGCGCGTCTCGCCGGCATCAAGAAGGAATGCGGGGACAAGCACTTGGACCTCCAGGCCAAGGCGATCACGGAAAACTGGACCGTGGAGAAAACCGCCCTGGAAGTGCTCCGCGCCAGCTACCCGTCGACGCCGGCCATCCATATGGCGGACAAGACGCTGACCGATGACATCCTCTGCGCCTCGATTTGCTCGATGGGCAAGTTGCAGGGCCTCGAAAAGGTGTTTGACGACAAGACGTTGCAGGCCTCGCACGATCGTTTCAAGGGCCGCTTCGGCCTGCAAAAGCTGATCATGGAGGCGGCCTGGGCGAACGGCCACGTCGGGCGTCATTTTGACGACGACATGCACGGCTTCTTCCGCGCGGCGTTCTCCACGCTGAGTCTGCCGGGCATCATGGCGAACACCGCCAACAAATTCTCGCTGGCGGCCTTCATGGGCGTCGAAAGCGTGTGGCGGGAAATCTGCACCACGCGGCCGGTGAAGGACTTCAAGGGGATCGTCAGCTACCGGATGACCGGCAACTTCGAGCATGAGGAAGTCGGCAAGTCCGGCGAGCTCAAGCACGGCTACGTGGGCGAGGAAAGCTACACGAATCAGGCGAAGACCTACGGCAAGATGTTCTCGATCACCCGTCGGGACATCATCAACGACGATCTGGGCGCGTTGACCGCCATCCCGGCGATGCTCGGGCGCGGTGCCGCGCTCAAGCTGAACAAGGTGTTCTGGGCCGCGTTCCTCGACAACCTGTCGTTTTTCTCCACGGCCCACAACAACTTCGACGATGGCGCCGACAGTGCTCTCGACGTGGCCGGCCTGACCGCTGCGGAGCTGATGTTCCTCAATCAGGTCGATGCGGACGGCAACCCGCTGTCGATCGATCCGGCCGTGCTCCTGGTCCCGAACGCCTTGTTCACGCCGGCGACGGTGTTGATGCAGTCGCTCGAGGTGCGCGACACGACGGCCAACACGAAGTTTATGACCAAGAACCCGCACGCTGGGAAATTCCAGGTCAAGAAGTCTTCGTACCTGAGCAACGCCACACTCTCCGGCAGTTCGGCCAAGAAGTGGTATTTGCTGGCAAACCCGTCCGACGGCGCGGTCATCGAGGTTGTGTTCTTGAACGGCGTGGAAACGCCGACGGTGGAGAGCGCGGACGCCGATTTCAACACGCTCGGCGTGCAGATGCGGGCCTTCCACGACTTCGGCGTCACCAAGCAAGACCATCGCTTCGGCGTGGCGTTCAAGGGCGAGAACTAATCCTCCCCCGCGCTGCGGCTGGCTCGACTTCCACTTCCAACAAATCAAAAGCGATAGCGAGGAACCGTCATGGCTCAAACTGCACAGGCCCTCTTCCGCCACGAAGGGAAGAGTCTGGACTTCACCGCGTCGGCGGCGATCACCGGCGGCGAAGTGTTTCAACAGGCCGATGGTCGCGCGGCCGTCTGCCCGGTCGACGTGGCGAGCGGCGAGCTCGGCGCGGCGGAGGTGTGCGGCGTCTTTCGGCTCAAGCTGGCGGACAATATCGCCATGTTGCCGGGGCTGCCGGTGTATTGGGATTACTCGGCGAATAAGGCGACCTACAAGAAGGTCAGCGATCGGGACTTCTTTGTCGGTACGGCCGTGGCGGACACCGTGGGCGGGACCGACAAGACCGTCGATGTGGCGCTGAACGTGCTGCCGACGTGGGACATCGACCTGGCGCGGGACGCCTTCCTGAGCGTGCCGACCGGCACCCAAGTGGTGGGCGCGTTCGGCTTCCCCAAGGTGCTTGGGGGCGCGAACTCGCTGGAACTGACGGCGACGAGCGAGGCCCAGTGCATCGACCTGTTGTCGGTGGACCGCTTCGACGTGGCCGCCAACGCGATCGTGCAGGCGATCTTCCGCCCGGCCGTGAACGGCAGCACGTCTGCCGTCGATTTCAACATCGGCGTGGCGACCGGCACGAGCACGACCGACGCCGACGGCACGACCGAGAACTGTTTCATCCATATCGACGGCGGCGCGCTCACGATCCTCGCCCAAAGCGATGACAACGTGACGCCGGTCACCGCGGTCGACACGACCAAGGTGATCGTCGCCGGCGATGCGGTCGCGAATCGGACTGAGGTCTGGTTTGACCTGCGGAACCCGGCCGACATTCAGATTTATGTCAACGGCGTGAACGTCTTGCCGGACAGCGTGTTCGCCGTGGCCACCGGGCCGCTGGCGCTCCTGGCGCACCTGGAAAAGACCACCGGGACCGCGACCGGGCGCTTCATCATCGACGCGCTGCGGGCGCACTTCTCCGAGAACTAACAAACGGGGATCGCGCCAGCCGCGAGGAGAAACGCCGTGGCGGACATGTTGGAGGGGGCTTTGGCCTGGCATCGTGAGCAGCTCACGCAATTTGCCGCGCAGCTGGTGATCTACCGGCGCGGGGAGTTTGCCGTGGAGATCGCGGCGGTGTTCGGGGCTCGCAACGCCCCGGCGGACTACGCCGCCAACACGCTCCGCGTGGAGACCCAGACGCAGGATTTTATTCTGCCGGCCGTGGGGCTCGTGCTGGACGGCCTGCAGGTCAAGCCCGAGCGGAACGACGTGATCGAGGTCACGGCCGGCCTGGTCACCGAAACCTATCGCGTGCTGCCGCTGGCCGACGGCAGCGCGTGGGAGTGGGACAACGACTATCGGCAACTGCTGATTGTCCACACCAAGCAGATCTGCGAAGAGGCGGATGAGTGATGGTCAATCCAGACGTTCAAGTCAACGAGGCCGAAATGACGGTCTCGATTGAAAGCTGCGCGCGATGCGGAGGCACTCACGAAAACCTCGTATTTCGTGAGTTGCAAAACCCGCCTCCTGATTGGCGCTATTTCGCGACGTGTCCCGTCACGCAGCAGCCGATCTGGCTCATGAAAAAGGAATAGCGCTTGGCGGAACAAGCAAAGATCACCGAGATCCTGGACGCCGTGGTGGAGGAAATCAACCGCGGCACGTTCGCGCTCCAGGTCCAGGCCGAGCGGGTCTCCGCGATCAACTTCGATTTGCAGGACAGCAAGCTGCACGTGGTGGTGGCCGAAAGCGGGGACATTGAGATCGTCCGCAACCACCGCCAGGAGCGGCTGGAAACGTACGGCGTGCGGATCGGCGTCTTGAAGCGGGTCAGCTGCGCCGAGAACGCGCAGGTCGATCCGCTGCGTTATCTCTGCCAGCAACTCAGCGATCTGTTTTTCGTGACGTCGGCCGCTCCGCAACAGCGGATCGGGGAGACCGTGGGCTACGTCACGGAGCTGCCGCAGGTGATCTACGACCCGGACGCCCTGGTGGAAAACAGTTTATTTGCCTGGGTCCTGACTCTTTCCGTGCAGGCGACGCGCTAATGGGCTGCAACGACTCGATCGCCCTCTACGACGCAGGCTCGGACGTGATTGTCCAGGAGCGGATCGCCGCGCGCCCGACTGCCAAGGGGGCCGCTGCTACGCCCTACGTGCAGGCCAATCTTTCCAGCATCACGGTTTCACTGTTCCGCGTGGTGCAGGGGACGGCCTACGTCGACGACGCTTACGACGAGGAACCGGTCTCCGTGGCCGGCCACGTGACCGACACGCTCGAGCCCTGGGACGAGGACTCGCTCGGCTTCAATTTCTCGTTCACGATCCCGGCCGACGATCTGCTGCCGACGGCGACGTATGAAGTGCGGTTTCGGTTCAATCTGGTGGGGGGAAAATCGTTCTCGATCCGGCGGGAGTTCCTGGTGCAGGGGCCGGTCGATGCGCCGCCGCTCCCCACGGGGCCGTGGCGCGGGCCGTGGAGCGGGAGCGCTACCTACGCGCTTGGGCAAGGCGTCTCCTATCAAGGGGCCTCCTACATCGCGACCGTGGAGGATCCGGCGGGCCCGCCGCCGGGTGCCGATTGGGACACGATGGCCGCGAAGGGGGAGCAAGGGGAACAAGGCGAGCAAGGCATTCAGGGGGAACCGGGGCCGGCCGGCGCCGACGGCGCGGACGGCGCACCCGGGGCGGATGGCGCACCGGGTGCCGATGGTGCGCCCGGGGCCGACGGAGCGCAGGGGATTCAAGGGGAGCCCGGCGAACAGGGAGAGACTGGCGCGACCGGAGCCACCGGCGCGACGGGGCCCGGCTACACGGCGACCAGCACGTCCAGCGTGGGACTGCTAACCGGCCCGGCCGCCTGGCAGACGCAGGCCGGGCTGGCCTACACGGTCGGCGCGCGGGTGCGGATTGCTTCCTCGGTCAGCCCGTCCAACTGGGCTGAGGGAATTGTCTCCGGCTACAGCGGGACCACGCTCTCCGTGATCGTCGACCTGATCAGCGGGCCGGGGAGTTTCAGCGCTTGGACGATCAATCTGGCGGGCGTGCCGGGGCAAACCGGGGCGACCGGGGCCGCTGGGTCGGACGGAGCGGACGGGGCGGACGGTGCGCCGGGGGCCGACGGGGCCGACGGAGCCGACGGCGTGGACGGGATCGACGGCTACCGACCGACGTTTGACGTGACCCGCGTGGAATACGGCGCGCTCGGGGACGGCAGCAACGACCGGATCGCCATCAACGCGGCGATCGCGGCGGCGGAAGCGGAAGCGGTTGCGACCGGTGCAGTCGCCGAGGTGTTTTTTCCACCCGACAAAATCTACGGCGTGGCCGGCTCGATCGAGGTCAACGATTCGGGCAACGTGCGGCTGTCCGGCTACGGCGCGACCATCAAACAGCTTTCGGGGAGCGGCAACCAACTCCTCTTCACCGGACAAGACGACGTTGCGGTCGCGGGCCTGACGCTCGACTGCGATTTCCCGAACAACTGCGGGCCGGTCGTGCATTCCGGGACGGCGCAAGCGGGCGCGGGGAACACCGCTGGCAGCGCGAGCGTGAATGGCACGATCATCCTGGGCCCGAGCGCGTCGGGCAGCGACAGCGCCTACGCGGCCTTGGTGTTGAAAATCACGAGCGGCGCGGCGGCGGGAACGGTGGCGCTCATCGAGAGCTACAACGGCACGTCGAAAGTCGCCACGATCAGCGGCTTCTTCTACAAAGCCGATGGAGCGCTGGAGGCCCCCGACAGTTCGTCGAACTACACGATTCACTCCGGCGATGGGATCGGCCTCAACAACACCGGCGACGGGCTCGTTCTGCAAGACGTCACGGTCCGCAACACGAAGGGGCACGGGATCCTGCACCAGGCAGGACGGATCGACGGCAAGAACCTGCGGATCATCAACCCCGGACTGTCCGGGATCCAGTGCAAGGGTGATGAGCATTTCATCGACGGGCTGTACGTCGAGAACTGGAACGGCATCAACTGCAAAGAGAACATGCGGGCGATCGAGGCCGACAGCCAGGCCTGCGATGCCGAGTGCATTCAAATCACGAACGTGCAGTTGAAGATGACCGCCACGCGTCTCTTTGCCGACGCGATTCTCGTCGACGCCGGCGACAACGGCATCACCGACGGGAACAATACAACGCCCTTCGGCAACGGCGGCGCGGCGGCGGAAGACGGGGACGACTCGGCCGGCGGCGGCCTGTCCTACGCACAATTCACGCTCGACGCGGGCCACGGCTTCCAAGTCGGCGACATGATTTGGATCACGGGGAGTTCCGAACTTGCATACAACCACGTGCAAGTGATTCGCAAGTTGGGCGGCACGAGCAACGTCTGGATTCACGTCACGACGACCGGGGCGATCAAGCTCTATAACTCGGCGGACAACGCCCGCGCGGGACTGACCACGGGCTTGATCGCGGTCACGGACACCGACGCCTCGGGGACGACCTACATCTCCTGCACGCGGAGCAAGAGTAAGTACGCGATCGGCACAATCAACAACAGCGATAACTCGTTCGCGGTGCCGGGCCACGACTTCCGCACCGGCATGCTGGCCCGGCTGTTTCGCGGGTCCGTCACCACGGTCATGCCAGCCGGCCTGGCCGACGCCGGGACCGTGACGATCGCGCTCCCATTCGCCTCCGCCGGAACCGGCGCGACCTACATGCGGCCGAAGCGGTTCCGGCACGTGCTCTTGCGCGACGTCGATATTGATTACCTGCCCTCCACGGGGGAGCAATGCAACGCGATCAAGATCAACAACACGGAAGACGTGTTGCTGGACGGCGTGCGCATCACCCAGCCCCCCAACCAGACCGGCGTTGAAAACTTCGGCGTGCGGTTCGGGCAGGGGAATCGCACCGTCACGTTGCGCAACGTGCGTTCCTCGGGGCGGATGGTCATTAACCCGGAATCCTACATTCCGCGCCTGTCGATGCTCGATTGCGAGATCGGAGACGGCACGAGCATCCCGGCCGTCGGAATCGAGAGTCTTTCGGTCGGGCATTTCACGCTGCATCGTTCGACGATCCGGGCGACCGACAGCATCTTTAAGATGCCAGAACTGGAGGAGCGGTGGAACGATCGCAACCTGATCGAATGGGACATCGCGCACAACACGTTCGAGGGGCAAAGCACGAGCCGCGTGATTCTTTTCCGCATTCAGGCCGGTTTCACGCACCTGCGGGACATCGCCGGCCGGGTGAAGTGGCACGACAACGTGTTGCGAAACACGCTCTACGCGGGCCTGCCGGTCGCTGGGGCCAACGTCAATACGACCGAGCATACGATCACGACGACGGGCCGGCATTGGCTGCGGACCGGCGACCTGATCCGGCTGGACTTCACCGGCGCGCCGACCGGCACGACGCGGCTGGCCTGGTACTTTGTGCGGATCCTGAGCGCCACGAAGATCGCCCTCTACGACACGAAGGCCAACGCCTTCGCGGACACGAGCCGCAAGACGCTGGGCAGCACCGGGAGCGGCACGCGGTTGCTCTGGAATCAGCAGGTCGGCTTCGTCCCTTTGAACACGGAGGAAGATCGCGGCTGGATTGTCCTGGGGCAGGTAGGGGTCAATGGCAACGAGTTCATTCACCCAGAAGTCCCGTCGAGCACAACGACGGTTTTCAAGAGGGACCAGATCGTCTGGAACATGCACCGCCGCGCAGGGATGCCGCAGGGCTGGCGCTGCAACGTGGACGGCGTGGCGACCGTGGACTGCGGCACGTTCGGGGAGTTGCCGGCCCTCGGCGATGGCGTGTTGGCGGCGAACGTCACCGAAGTCGGGAACGTCAGCACGGGAGAAGACAACCAGATCATCTACACGCTGCCGGCGAACACGCTGGCCCAGGCCGGTGACGCCCTCCTCATCCGGGCCGGCTGGACGTTGGCCGCGAACGGCAACACGAAGACCGTCAAACTCTACCTGGGCAGCAACACGCTCTTGAACGTGGCGGCGGCGCAGAGCGGAGGATCGTATTACGTGGAGGCGATCGTCACGCGCGACACGTCTGGCGTGTCCAAGGCGGCGGTCACGGCGGGGACGCACGGCGGCTCGGGAACGCCGCTGGCTGACGTGAAGGGGCACGTTTTCAATCACACGGCCGACCTGACGACCGATTTGACGATCAAGGGGACGGGAGAAGGGACGAGCACCGACGACGTCGTAATGGAATTCCTACGAGTGCAGCGAGTGCCAGCGCCGCAAGGGTAACCGAAGAGGGCTCCGGGACGGCCTGCGATTGGCCGAACTGGTTGCGAACGCGATTCAAATCAGCGAGGTCCACGACGCCATCAAAAGGAAGCGTATCGCCGAGCGAGGAGCCGGAGGAGCCGAAGTAGTTGCGCACTGCGTTTAAGTCCGCCAGGTCTACGGTGCCGCTGTCGTCAATGTCACCGGCGAGCCGGGACGGGTCGGAGTCGTGAAGCGTCCAGGGGATCGTTGGAGGGATGAATAGCTGGTAGGTCACTTGCGGTTGACCAGGAGGATTGTTCCAGGTTCCTAGCCGGCATCCTGGATTGCTGGTTCCGGAGAGGGTGCAACTGAAAGCTGGATCGTCACTGTAAAGATCGAAGGAGAGCCCATCGCTGGGATCAAAGTTAATGCCCGTGTTCATCTGGCCGGTGGGCTGAAAATCACGAACTTCAATCTTCTGAGTACCGCCCTGCAAAAATCGAATCACCCCTGAATACCACGTGTCCCCGTTAAAAACGATGTCCGTATGACCGGCTGAGTAACCCTGGATCGACCCGAGCGCAAACCTCCCCCCCGTGAACTCGATGCGATTGTTTTCCCCGTACACCTCGATCTTGTCCGCCTGCCCGCCGGCAAGTTCAAAGGACGCGTTATCGTACAACCGGATTTTCGAGGAGATGATCGGCTCGCTCCCGTCGGCGGCGACGTCGATCGTCAGCTTCGCGTCCCCGTGCACCACGAGCCCCACGCTTTTATCGATCGTGTAATCGAGGGTGAAGTCCTCAAAGATATCCATGATCGGCCAGGCCCCGACCGGAGCGACCAACAGAGCGCAGAGTGCGCCAGCAAGCAAACAACGTGTGAACATCGCCGGACCCTCCCCAGGGGTTTGGTGAGATAGGGCCGTCGGCGGATTCCGCCCCGCCGGCGTGCCCGACTTTTTTCCAGGAACGGTTTTCAGCGTAACGCCGCGAGACAGAGAACGCAACAAAATGGCCGCCGGGAGGAAACTCGACGCCTTCAAACAATCCTTTTTCGACCGCGTGAAGGTGGAAAAGGCGGTGGAGAAGGTGCGTATTAGGAACCTCTCCAAGTGCGGTGCGTTCGTCCGCACGCGCGGGCGCTCGCTGCTCAGGCGACGCAAGAAGCCGTCGTTCCCTGGCCAGCCGCCGAGCGTGCATTCCAAGGACAAGTTCGCTTCGCTGAAAAACATCCTGTTCGGTTACGACCCGGCCACGCGGGGCGTGATCGTGGGGCCGGTGGCCGTGAACGGCAACCGGGACAACGTGCCGCAACTGATGGAAAAGGGGGGCACCGCGCGGCGGCGGGCCAAGTACGTCCCCCAGAAAACCAAGACCGGCAAAAAGCGGAAGACGCTGGAGATCAAAAAACTCCGCAACGCCCGCACCGTCCACTACGAGCAACGGCCGTTCATGGCCCCAGCCCTCCGCCAAGAAATGAAACATTTCGCGAAGGTCTGGAAAAACACCGTCAAGGCGACCAACTGAAAGGGCTTTTCCGATGGGACAGAAACAGGGCTGGGAACATAAGCTCTACCGCAATACCGGCACGTTCGGCTCGCCGACCTGGGACCTCGTGCCCAACTGCCGGGATCTCACCATGCCCTCGCCGGCCAGCGCCAACGACGCCAGCATTCGCGGCTCGCGGGTGAAGATGTACGGCGCCGGGCAGATCGATCTGTCGTTTCAGTGGCAGATGGTCGCGGACGCGGCGGACACCGACTACACGGTCCTCCGCACCGCGCACTTCGCGCAAACCGCGATCGACCTGATGGACCTGGACGGACCGATCGCCACCTCCGGTAGCCTGGGGATCCGGGCCATCTGCCAGATCTTCACGTTCGATCAGAACGAGCCGCTGGACGGCACCGTGCTGACCGACGTCGAGGCCAAGCCGACCTACGACACGACCAACGGCGGCGCGCACCTCGTCCTCGGCGGCGGCTCGCCGACGTTTACGGCGATTTAGGAGGGAAGGAGGGGAGGAGGGTAGGAGGGGAGAATCCGGAGAGGGAACGCGAAACAGGCGAACGGGCGCGAAATCAAGGCAGGGAGAGGATCATGAGCGGACGTTGCGACGGCACTTTCAACTGCGACAAGTTGGTCACGAACCAACTGGAAATTCCCCCGGGCGCGATTGCCGCCGAGGCGAGCGTGGGGCGCTATACCGTCCATCACAGCGAGCCGGCCGGGACGGCGGTGACCAGCAAGTCGACGATCTTTCATCACTTCGCGGAGGCCGGCAAGGTCCGCGAAGTGAACTTGCAACTGCACACCGCGCCAGACGGCGGCGATCGCCAGTACACGGTGGAAGTGAAGAAGGGGAGCGCCGGCGCGCCGTCCACGATCTTGACCGGCGCGATCACGGCCGACAACGCGGACACGGACTACGCCGTGCTGGTCGGCACACTGACTTCGAGCCCCGTCGCCTGCGCGGCGGGGGATTTTCTCATGATCGAAGTCACCGCGAGCGGTTCCTCGGGCACGCAGGGCCAGGGCTTTTGCCTGTCCGTCGTGATCGATCAGGATCCGGTGTAACGCCGGCAGAGGGCGGGAAAAAAATCCACGGAAAACACGGAAGGAGACGGAAGGGGAAAGCGTGGGGGCGATTGATTCTGCCCTCCTTCCCTCCGCTCCTCCTTCCCTACTCAAGGAGCTCACGATGGACGTGGCGGATGCGAAACGCAAAGAGATTCTCTCGGCCCTGCTCAAGGGGGCCCGGGGGGCCAAGGCCCAGGACGTGCATCCGGTGGGGAACCGCTACGGCGACCTGCTGGTGCTCGTGGAGGCGGTCAAGGACAAGATCGGCGACGACGCCGATCGGTTGCTGCAGGAAGCGGACGGACGCATGGCCGCCAGCCTGGAGACCGTCCAGGAGGCGTTCGCCAAGAACCTCAAGGCGTTCCGGGCCGGCGAGCGCGAGGCGCCGCCTCCGGAGCTGGCGGAGATCGTCGTGCCGAACCGGCGGAGTGATTTGCTCATGCTCGCGGAGCTGGCTGCCGGGTAGTTCGGAGAGGAGCGGAGTGCCCGCGAAATACGCGAAAGAACGCGAAAGGGGGAAGGCTGGGATGGCGGAAACTAAGAGTACTGTGCCGCGGTTTACCGATGCGGCGGGGCGGGTCTGGCCGGTGGAGATCACGGTTGGCACGGTGAAAGACCTGCGGAAGCTGCTGGACGTCGATCTGCTGTCGATCATCGAGCCCGCGGACACGCTGCTCGATCGCCTGGCGACCGACGCGGTGCTGCTCTGCGACACGCTCTTTGTGGTCTGCCGGCGGGAGTGCGAGGCCCGCGGCGTCACGGATGAGGACTTCGGCCGGGCGCTCGGCGGCGAGGCGATCGAGCAGGCCGCCGGGGCGTTCCTGGAGGCCATCGACTGTTTTTTCCGGAATGCCCGCCAGGCGGCGCTGGTGAAGAGCCTGACGGGCAAGACGAGAGTGGTGAAGATGCTGGCGGCGCTGGTGATGAACGCGGCGGCGCGACGACTGCACGAGAGATCGAGCGGTGGATCGTCCGCTCCGCTGGAATCGTCGGCGTCGACCCCGCCCCTTTCAGCCTGAGAGACCTGCTGGAAATGGCGAACGCGCGGCAAGAGGCGAGCTGGGTACTGGTGGATGCAATGTGCTGCGCGGCGTTTAACGCGCAGCGCGCCCGCAAAGACTTTGTCCGCCCCGGCACGTTTAATCCGTACCGCAAGCGCCGGCCGCGCGGCGCGGGGAACGCGCTGAACTCCGAGACCGCTCCGCACTTGTACTATCGAGGGTAAGCTCATGGCCATCGGAGACATCAAAGCGGGCCGCGCCTACGTGGAGATCGTGGCGCAGGACAAGATGACGAGCACCCTGGATTCCATCGGGGCGAAGTTTAAGACGTTCGGCAGCGTGGTGGCCGTCGGTTTCGCGGCCGTCTCCGCGGCCGTGGCGGCCGCGCTGCCCTATATCAATCAGGCCACGGACGAATTGAGCGCGGTCGCCGACGCCGCCAACCGCATCGGCGCTTCGGCGGCGGGCATTATCGGCCTGCAACGCGCGGCGCAACTCGGCGGTTCCAGCGCGGAAGACATGCTCTCCGCGATGGACAAGTTGCAAAAACGCCTGGCCTCCGGAGAAATCGATAAACGCCTGGCCGCGATCGGCTTGTCGGCCAAGGATCTCAAGTCGCTGTCGCTCGACGAAGCGGTGTTGCAAATCGCCGACGCCGTCCGCAACCTCTCCACGGAAGGGGAGCAAGCGGCCGCCATGTACGATCTTTTCGGACGCAGCGGCCAGGCCCTGACCGTGACCCTCAAAGCGGGGAGCGAGGAACTGCGGCGTCAAATCAAGGAAGCGCGGGACCTGGGGCTGGTTGTCGAAGGGGAGACGCTCGACAGCGTCGAAGGGATGGGGGACGCCTGGGACGATGCCAAGCTGGCCGGCTCCGGGTTTTGGCGGCAACTGACGGGCGCCCTGGCGCCGGCGCTGCACGTCGTCGCCGACGCCGGCACGGAGCTGCTCACCGACGGCGCGGCGATCACCAAATCGTTTAACGAACAAGCGCTCGCCTCCGAAAAGCTGGACGCCAAGATGCGGCAGCTGGCCAAGGATCGCGAGGCGGTCGCGGCGGCGGGCAAGCAGATCGACACCGGCGACACCGATCTCAAGCGAATTATCGCCCAGTCGGAATTCGCCAAGAACGACCCCACGCAGGAGTGGCGCAACTCGTCGATCGACGCCTTGCAAGATTTTACGAAGGGTCTCCAGCAGGAAATCGACATGCTGGGAAAATCCTCCCGCGAGGTCGAGTTGTACCGCCTCTCGAAAATGCTGCTGATGAGCACGGAGGTCCAAGAAGCCCGCGCGCTAGCCGCCCGCCTGGAAGGCTTGGAACAGGAAAAGAAGGCCCGCGAAGAGGCCGCGAAGGCCGCCGAGGAACATCGCCAGCAGATGATGGCCGAGGCGGCGGAGATCGTGCAGGCCACGCGCAACCCTGCCGAGTTGTTTCGCGCGGGACTGGAACAGGCCGTCAAACTGCGCAGCGGCGGTTTTCTGGACGAGGACTCCTACAGCCGTCGCGTCGCACAGCTGCGTCGCGAGTTGGCCTCCGCCACGACGCAGGCCGGCCGCACCTCTTCCGCCGCCGGCACGTTCAACCCGGCGGCCGTGCGAGGCCTCTCCGACTCGAAAAAGCTCACCGAGCTGGCGCAAAAGCAGGTTGATATTCTCCAAAAAATCGCGGACCGCACCGGGGCGAGGGTTTTTCGATAATGGCGATCACCGTCTGGGAAGGGATCAACAGCCGCGCGCAGGAGTGGGGCGCGAACGCGAGCGCCACACTGGAGTATTTCACGGCCGGCACCGCCGACGAAGCGGCCGCCGACGCCGCGGTCCGCGCCCAGCTCACGACCTATCGCGGGTTGTGGCCCACGTCGCTGCGGCTGGAACAACATTCCCGCTCCGCCGGCGACGGGCTGCCGATCTTTCGCGTCGTCGTGGCGTACGGTCCCGTGCCGATCGGCCTCAGTGCGTCGGGCGCGGACGACGTCGAGCCCAGCTACTCGGCCGACTTCTTCACCGAAATGGCGAAGATTCAACAGGGTCTGGCCGTCGTGAATAGTTATTACGACGCCAGCCGGGCCGCCGGGCCCTGCAACTTTTTGGGGGCGATCAACGTCACGCGCGAGGGGGTCGAGGGGGTCGAGGTCGAGGTCCCCGCGCAGCAGTTTTCGTTGACCGCTTCCATTCCGACGGCGCTCCTCACCAAGGCCTATCGCGCGACCGTCTCGCGGCTGACGCGCTCGATCAACTCGAACGCCTGGTATGGCTTCCAGCCGAAGGAGGTCAAGTTCCTGGGCATGACCGCCAATGGCATCTTCGGCGAGCGATCGACCCTGACCTACCGTTTCGCCGCCTCGCCGAACGTCAGCGGGCTCGTCATCGGCAACATGACGAACATCACCAAGGCGGGCTGGGATTACCTCTGGTGCTATTACGAAGATGAGGAAGACGAAGCGGCCAAGATGGTCGTTAAGCGGCCGCTGTTCGTGAACGTCAATCAAGTCTCCCCGCTGGCCAACTTCCTGGAACTGGGGCTCGGCAGCTAATGGGCACGGACCCGCTTTCCTTCGTACGGCCGGGACAGGACGCGGACGAGATCCTGTTGGACTCCGCGCGCGTGAACGGCTGGCAAGAGGCGACGAATTTCGTCCGCCGGCTGCGCGGCGGCCCGACGTCGGAAGCGACGCTCACGCCCCTGCCGCCGGGCGTGATCCTGGTGCGGAACGACACCGGGGCGGACCGGGACCGCTATGCGATCGTGGCGCTCGGGGATCCGGTCTTCACGCGTAGCGAGAACATCTTCACGTTCCAGGAGGCGACGCTCTTGAAGGCGATCGCGCCGGCATGGCCTGCGCACTTTCACTCCTGGGGCGTGTTGCTCGAGCCGCTCCGGGCAAACCGCATTGGCCGCTGTTTGGTCTCCGGCATCGGCGTGGCGCTCGTGAACTTTGCGAGCGCCGCCGCGATCGCCGCGCACCAGTACGCCCTGGTGAATGACGCCAATTATTCGTATCTGGAAAGCGGCTTCACCGGGCACGCCCGGATTCTCGCGCGGGACACCACGGCCGTGGCCACAACTCGCTATTGGTGCAAAATCATGCTCGGCGCGCCGGGCATCAACGAGGTCTTCGGCACGCTGGACGGCTCGCTCGCGCAAGGCAGCTCCGCCACGATGAGCGTCTTCACGCACGACGGCTCAAGCTGGAGCGACACGACGGCGAATATCACTGTGTACGATCGGCTGCTCAAGAGCGGGGCCACGGCGATTTCTTCGGGGAAATGGTGCGTCGCGCGCTGGTACTCCGGGCGCTGGTGGGCCGAATCGGCGGAGTGCAATTAGATGTTTGCCTTAGGCGTCGGATGCTGCTGCGAAGAAGAATCCGTTGATCCCTGCGGGCATTTGTTCCTCACGAACAACATCGGCCAACGCGAGGAGGGGCTCGACTTCGTGAGCGGGACATGGACGGTTGTCGGCTCGGAGGCTGGCTGCAGCGTCGTCGGATCCACCGAGTTTTGGCGAACGGTGGATGACAACGCGCTCATCAAAGTGCAAGGCGGAGTCACGAGCGATCTAACGCAAGTAGGAGGCCAAAGCATTTGCTGGGGCGCGCTCGCCGGCGATCCCTTGCAGCACGACGACACGGCGGAAGCGTACATCTATTTTGATCACAACAGCTCGACGGAGTATTGGGCGCTCAAGTTGACGTTCAAATACAATTCGGCGCTGGGCGGCTCGGTCTCGGCGCTAGTAGAAATCGTAAAAGATGATGGCACTGGGGAAAGTGTGGTTCTCTCCGCCGGATCGCTGCCCTGGGCGTTCAACCACCAGGCCACAATCGTAGGTATCCATCGCCAAGCAGACGACACCATTTCGATCGTGGTCACTTATGGCGCCAGCAAAGCGTGCCTTGTAAACGACCTGACCGAAGCAGATTTTTGGTGGACCACCGGCCGCGCAGCGTGGGGGACGGGCGTCATTGGCAGGGGATACATTAGCTTCGACTCGGTAGTCGTGGAGTGCGACGTCGCGGAGGATTGCTCCTGATGGCATATAAAGTCGTCTCGGAGATCATCTGGCGTCCTTACACGCCGCCGCCGCCGCGGGCTCCCTGCGCGCACCTGGGTGACGCCATTAGCACCGAGGTATGCGACTCCTGCCAAGGCCTCGTCCGCATCAAGACGTTTGCCTGCGCCATTCACGGCCGCTGCACGCTGGGAAAAAAACTCGAAGGCATCGCCTGCTGTGGAAACGGGACCTGCGAGGACTATCAACCCAGCCCCGCAAGTTGCCATCCTGAGCCGCCATCGCGTACGATGTAACCACGTACGTTACAGCGCACATCGCAATCCCTTTCGCGCTTTGGAGCGTGTTGGGCGGGCTCTCCGGCATGGGAAACGATTTCTGTTATGAGCACCGCTGCGGCTGCCGGGTGATCTTTCTGGCCGCGGAGGCCTACCACTCCGGCCGGGCCGAGCCCTGCGGCGAGCACGCCAAGCGCTCCTACCGCGGCATCTGGCGAGAGCTACTCGCCGAGCTGGCCAACCGGGCCCTCGAGGACTGGCTCGACTCGGGCGGGGGTTTTCGAGCGGCGCCGGCCGGCACGCTCTTTGAGACCGCCCCCGTGCGGAGCGCGATCGCGCTCTAGTTCTTGCTGTAGTTCTTGCTCGATTTCCCGCCAGGTCTCCAGGTGATGGCGCAGGCAGCCGGCCAGGGAGCCGGCGACCAAGAGGGAGATCGTCCAGCGGCGCAGGAGCTCGGCCAGCGTGAGGCGGATCACTGCCTTTCCGGCGGATCGTCGAGACTGCCCCAGCCGCCGATCACTTCGCCACGAGGGAGCGGGCCCCCCTTCTCGCGGTGCCGGGCCGCTTGCCGCGTTTCCTTCCGGAGACGCTTCTCCTGGCGGCGGCGTTCCTTCTCGCTCAAGTGCTCATAGCCGCACTCCACGCAGCGCCAGTTGCCAGCTCCTTCCGACCAGGCGGCGAGGATCCACATCGGCAGCCAGAGGCCGCAGAGAAACACCACGGCCAGAATATGGGCCACGTGGTTCGTCTCCGTGATCACGCGACTCTGCACGGTCACGCGCTGGCACCGCGGGCACTTCCACTGGGCTTGTTCGATGCGTTTTCCCATAGAACGGATTGTGCCCGCTGCCGCGCGGCGTGGCAAGCAAAAAGAGGCCGACGTCGCGCCGCGCGCATCCGCCGGCCTCCCGGGCCTGCCCAGCCCGTGATCTTCTTTTACAGCGGCGTGGGGCTGACGGGCTCCAGTTGGGCCTCTGCCGACACGTAATGCCGATACGCGACCCGCGAGCCCGGCACGTGCCCGAGGGCCTGCGCGGGGTCCCGGCCGCTCAAGTAGACGTCCGTCGCCACGCCGCGGCGGATGTACTTCGACGTGCCTTTGAGACCCGCGCCGAGAAACGCCCTCTTGATGAGGCGAAACAAGGCGGTCTTGTTCCGCGCCGGACGCGGCCAAATCACGGCGCGCACCGGCAGGCGGATCCGCTCGATACGATCCCTGGTTTGGGCCGACAGAACCGCTTGATGCCAGACGCCGGTTTTGCTTTGCAACCAGGTCACCGTGCCGGTTTCGATGTCTTCGAACTCCATCGCGACGGCGTCTCCCACCCGCATCCCGGTGTCCCAAAGGAAAGCGAAGAGCGCGGCCAGGTAGTCGCCGGTCGGGACGCGGACCGAGATCAGGTGATGACGGAGCTCCCGCTCACAGTACGCGATTAACGAGCGCATGTCCTCGGGCGTGAGACCGATGGGGTTCGGGCGCGGCACTTTTATTTTTCGCACGCGATCGCCATCGGCCGGATTATCGGTGTAGCCGTCGCGGTAGGCAGCGCGCCAGAGGACGAGCAGCTTCGTGCGCATGCCACGGAGGCTCGGCGGTAGCCAACCACGCTCCTTCAGCGCCACCAGGTACGCGTTGATCTTGGCCGCCGTGAACTCATCGAGCGGCAGGTGCGTGTCACGATCAAAGTAGGTGGCGATCCAACGATAATCGGCGGCGGTGCGCGCGGAGACGTCGTTGGCGAGCAAGTAGCTCGCCACATATTCGGGGAGTCGCATCTAGAAAAAGCCCAACAACCAGCACAATCCGCATCCTTGTAACCCCGCAACTCAGCGGTCCTTACTCCCTACACCCGTGGGGGCCTAATCCCACGATGGCCCAAAATTATCCACCTGCAAGGTGAACGATTCATCAGTCTTGACAGCAGCACTAGCCCGCGCGCTCGAAATCAGATGCCGGGCAACCGGTTGAGGGTTCGAATCCCTTGCCCTCCGCTCACGTGTGGCGAATTGCGAGGGTAATTCGCCGAACTGGCAAGTCAAGGAGAAAAAGGCCATGGGGATTCCGGTGATGATGAATTGCCCGACGACGGGCAAGGCGATCGAGACCCCGATCGGGACGACCGTGCAAGCCTTCGAGACGCTCACGTTCGTCGACGTGAACGTCAAGTGCCCGCACTGCCGGCAACTGCATCCGCTGACCAAGGAAAGCGCGTACCTGGCGGACGTCACGCCAAGTAGCGGATGACAGCCTGGGGGGAATTGGCGTCGGCGGCGACGGAACAGTTGTCGAGCGTCACACCGGGCGCGTCGATGAACACGCCTCCCGGGAAGTGGACGCCCGTGATGACCAGCTGCCCTGGCTGACGAGCGCGGCGACCGAACGTGAGGAAAGCCGCCAGCGAGCCGAGTAAGGAACGCCGAACCATGGGAAACTCCTGCAAAAAGCGCCAAGGGAAAAAATAGTTGGGTGAGGGTCGCACCTTCCCAAGCGTGGGGTGAATGTAATGGGCTATCGCAGCCCATCACATGGTTTCCTCCCGCTGTTGGGGGAAGTCAGAGGCAAAAATCAAATCTTGTGCCAAACGATTGGTCATGACCGGTCGGCGTTTGGCACGGGATTTTTCGAGGCCGTCTCCCGTCCGCCAATCCTGCGTCCGCTGCGGAACGATGAAAACTGGCACGGTATTTGACAGCGGTATCCTATCGGATAACATGAGGGCATGGCAACTGTGGCAGCACTCGAAAACTTCCGCGAAAACGTCTCATCCGTGTTGGCCGCGCGGAAGATCTCGCAGCGCGAACTGGCGCGGCGCATCGCGACCAGTCACCCCTACGTGAACCGGATTTTGCAGGGGCAAGTCGATCCGGGAATGACGCAATGTGAAAAAATTGCGGACGCTATCTCTATTCCCCTCAATGACTTGCTGCTCGACCCGCAACATTTTTCACTGACACCCGTTTAGGTACCATTGACAGCCTGGTATCCGATTAGGTAACATCCCACCCGTCAACAGCAGTGTTGGCGGGTTTTCTTTTGGTCAATCTGACCGGCCCGCCTGCACGCTGTTCGCGCAGGGAGCGCTCGGGCGATGGATGCCGACGAGGGATTGCCGGTCGGTTTGCAGGGGCAAGGCTTTGCCTCGCTGCGGGCCTACTACGAAAGTGCGTATCGGCCCCATTATCTGGCCGCCGCCCGCGCGACCACGCTGGCCGTTTACGAGACGACGCTGGCCCTCTGGGAGCGCCTGACGCCGCTCGTGCCGCCGCTGCCGCTCGATGAAATCGACAACGCCTGGCTGGGGTTCTTTCGGGCCAAGTTGCTGGCCCGGGAAAGTTCTCCGCATACGGTCAACAAATACCTCCGCACGATGAACGCGCTCTTCGCCAAGGCCGGTCCCGAAGGCTCGGGGAATCGCCGCGGGGCGATCGGGCTCTTGGAAAAAACGCCCTGGGTGGCCGAGGTCAAGGCGCCGCGCTCCAACCCGCGGGCCATTCCGCTGGAAGTCCTCGGCGCGCTTTATCGAAATGGTGCCGCGGCGCGGGTCCCGCGCGTGGATGGCATCGCTGCCGCGGAATGGTGGCGCGGGATCCTCGTCGTGGCCTCGCAGGTGGGGATTCGCCGCGGCGCGGTCTTCGGGATTACGTGGCGCGACGTGAACTTCGAACAACGCACGCTCACTGTGCCCGCGATCCTCGACAAGTGCGGAGTGGAGCGCGTGAAGCCCATCAACGAGGTCGCGTTTAGACATCTGCACAACCTGTCGATCGCGACGCTCTTCAATCGTTGCGCCGAACGCGAGGACGGCGGAGAGATCGCGGCGCTCGATCAAAAGATCTTTCCGTGGCCGTACCGCTCGCGGCGCATGTTTGACATTGAGTGGCATCGCTTGCAGGACGCGGCGGGGGTGCCGGCGGAGGATCACTATCACTTCCACGATCTGAAAAAGACGTGCGGGACGCAGTTGGGGACGGTGGCCGGGGCGTTTCAGGTGCGGTCGATGCTCGATCACGCGGACGTCAAGACGAGCCAGCTCTACTGCGCGGGAGACGAGCAACTCCGCGAGGCGCTGGAGCGCATGCCGCATCCGGTGGAGTTTGAGGCGGTGGGTTAACCGCGAAAGACGCGGAAGGGACGCGAAAAGAGGAAGAGGAAAAACAGTCCACGGAATACACGGAAAGGGACGGAAGATGACCGCGATGCAGGCCGAGGCGCAAAGAAGAGAGAGGCAGGTGGATCCTGAGCAGCCCGAGGAGTTGTGGGGGCTGTGGTGCACGACGTGTTGGATGCGGGCGATGGACGAGACGGGTGAGCCGATCCTCGTCTATTTCACTCGCGAGGCGGCCGAGGAAGGGGCGCAGGCGCACCGGGAGTATTACGAGCTGGAGAGCGAAGTCCGGCGGATCAAGTAGGTGCCCGCGAAACAGGGGGAAAAAACGAAAGGGGCAGGGATGACAAACGCGACGGCGCATGACATTCAGTACGCACTCGATCGACTTACGCGAAAGCGGACGGTGGTCACCATCCACCCGGCAGCGTCCACGAGTCTGGCGAGCGCGGGGCTGGTGAGCGTCCGGTTGAGTCGTGATGGAGAAACGGCCGTCAGCGACGTGTTGACGACGCATGAAGCGCTGACGCAGGCGGAGGCGCGCTTGGAGGAGACGATCTCGTCTCACGCAACAAGGTGAGTCCACGGAACACACGGAAAGTGCGCGAACAAGATGGAAGCACACCGAATGACTCAATCGTGCGCCTCGTGTCGATTCTTCGCGCACGAGCCTTCACTCGCGGTTGAGTTTGCAGCGGGCGATTGTCGTCGGCGCGCGCCGATCGCCGGTGTGAAAACGCAGGATCGATGGCCGCTGGTAGTGGATTCTGATTGGTGCGGAGAGTGGGAGAGTGAGGTGGGCTTCAAGGAAGCGGTTGAGGCCAACGTGAAGTAGGTTCCGATTTCGCGTTTCTTCCGTGTGTTCCGTGGTGAAGTCTGGAGAAGAAACCGATGGGGTCGATCACGCGCGAGGACGCTCAGAAAGTGCAAGCGGCGTTCAATCGGCAGGACGCGATGTTGGAACAGGCGCAGCAGGCGCTTGGACAAGGCGTGGGCTTGATGGTGGCGGCGGCGGAGGAGTTGGGGGACGAGCACTTGCTGGTGGATCAACTCAATCTGGCGCTCCTCGCGCACGGGCAACTGTTGCAGTTCCACCGGCCGGTTCCGAGAGAGGTTTGACGAGCGAGGAAGTTTAACCGCGAAAAACGCGAAAGGACGCGAACACGATGGCGATGAATTTGTTGAACACGGCGGGGTTGGCGCATTTGGACGGAGGGATGTTCGCCGCGGTGGTGGACGGCGCGATCAAACGCGCCGTGTATGACATTGCCGACCGGATCACCGTCCCTGGTCCGCGCAAGGTGGTGGTCGAGCTGGCCTTCACGCCGTCCAAGATCAATCACGCGGACAAGGAAGTGGAGCAGATCAACATCACCTATTCCTACAAGGAAAGCCACCCCGCGAAGAAGTCGGGAACGGTCAACTGCTCGGTCAAGAAAAACGGCACGCTGCAGTTCAACGATCTTTCGCAGGACAACGTCGACCAGCGCACGATCGACGAGGCCGGTGGCTGACGCCGGTCGCGGAGGGACACTCTTTTTCTGACAGCATGAAAGGAATTTTCGGATGAGCAGGGAATTACCCAGCGGCGTGGCGACGTCGCTCAAGAGCTTTGACGAGACCGGCCTGGCGGCGGCGCTCCAGCACAATACCGCGCTCGCCGAGAAGGCCCACACGCGTGCCAACGAACCGTATCAGTTCAAAATCGACGGCTTGAATCGCAGCCGCTTCCTCACACACAAAGGGAAGCTGCTGGAAAAAACGATCGACCGCCCGCGGCGGAACCTGATCGTCAATGACCTCGATTCCTTCGCGGCGGCGATGCGGAAGCATGCCGTTACGGACAAGGATCCGAGCGTCTGGCACGCGGGGGGCATCGTCCGCGGCGTACTGGATGGGGAATGGCGGGACGAGTTCGTGTCGTTTTCGCTCACCGAGACGGCGGCCTGCAAACAGCTCGGCAAGCTGGGAAATCAGGTCTGGTTACAGAAAGAGTTGATCTCGCTGCTCAAGACCGACTTGAAGGGGACCGGGCTCGACGAGGCGTTGCTGTTGCCGCTGCGGGCCGTGAATTTCGTCACGCACGAGGACGCGGGGGGCGTCGTCCAGGCGCAGGCCCATTCCTTCGGGACCGCGGTCGAGCGCAAGGTCGCGAACCTGCCCGACGATTTTCCCGAGCAACTGCTGGCGACGTTCGCCTGGTGGAATGTGGGGCAGCAGGTGCGGGCCGCTGACGCGCCGCGCCCGTTGAGTGATGAGGACCACGACGCGCCGGCCAGCGAATACCTCGATACCGTCGTGGCGGTGCGGGTGGCGATCGAGATCGATTTCGTGAAGAAGGGCTTTTGGTTGCGACCGCTGGCCGACGATCTGCACCGCGCCGGCCAACACGCCCAGCGGCAGTTGCATCTCTGGCTCGAGGAACAACTGACGCACATCCCGACGTTTCACGGCACGCCGTAGGGGTTTTTCGACTTGGTTGTTTCACGGGCGAGGGCGTGTGGGCGCCGCGCTGCGTGGGTCGGCCGGTGGTTTTCTCTGACTGCCTGCCCCGGAGGAGAGAAAACCGAGTACAGACCGGTCCGGCCCACGCGGTTTTTTTCCAGCAGGTGAGTAGGGATCAGGCGGGAGGCGGGAGGAACGATGACGAGGCGGGGAATTCATACGCTGCCGAACAACGGTTTTTCGACCGAGTGGCTGACGCCGCCCGAGATCGTGAAAGCGCTCGGCAAGTTCGATCTGGATCCCTGCGCCCACCCGGATCAGTTTTATCGCACCGCTTCCTTCATGGTGTCGCCGCCGGCGGATGGACTGGCGCACGCGTGGAGTGGACGAGTCTGGCTGAATCCTCCGTACGGGGCCGGCATCGTGTATTGGATGCAGCGGATCGCAGAGCACGGAAACGGCATCGCGCTCGTGCCGGCGCGAACGGAGGTGCAATCGTGGTTTTGGCCATTCATCTGGGACGCTGCCGACGCGGTGCTGTTCTTGAAAGGACGGTTGTTCTTTCGCAAGCCGGATGGCTCGCGCAGCGGCAACGCCGGCCACGGCTCGGTGCTCGTGGCTTACGGCACGCCGAACGTCGCGGCGCTCGCGAAAAGCAGAATCAACGGACGCATGTTCCTTTTGAGGTAGCTGAACGGGAGGCGGGAGGCGATGCACGAGCAACAGGTTTGGCAGGTGCCGTTTGGGGAAGGGCAGACCACGACGGTGGAGCTGTCGATCGATCCGCAGGCGATCGCCAAGGAACTGGCGTTTCGCATTCGCGTCCGGCACGGCAGGGCGATGGCGGTCGGCAAGCAGGCGACGGCCATCGATGGCGCGATTGTGGCGAAGGTGCTGAGCGTGGAGGGAGAGCCGCGGAACACGCGGAAGGGCGCGAGAAGAAAGTGAGGCGCGTTTCCGTGTTTTCCGTGGTGCGTTTTCAACATGGAGGTAAGCGTGATGGCCAAGACGGCTGAGGGAAACGGGACGGGACGGGAGCTCGGGTCGCTCGTGTTATCGCGGCGGCTCGGCGAGGTGATCCAGATCGGCGAGACGGTGACCATCACCGTGATCCGAGCGAACTCGGGCGGGGCGGTCTTGCAGATCGTCGCGCCCAAGGCGCTCGGCATCTGGCGGCAAGAAATTCTCCTGGCGGGAGAGGGATCGGACCAAGACGGGGCGGAGGCGCCGCCCGACAGGCGGGATGCAGCATGAGGGATTTTGGCATGCAGGTGGTAAGCAAGGTGGCTACGCACACGGACGACGCGAGCGCGCTGAACGCGGCGCTCTTCGCCGGCGGGATTGCGCGGGATTCGCTGGCCGGGCGGCTGGCGACGCTGGCCGTGTCCGAGGCGGTCGATGGCGCGTTTTCCATGTTGCGCTATGAGCTGGCGGCCCGGCTGGAGGCGAGCGAGAGCGGGCTCCGCTATGCGCTCTTAAAGCTCGTCTCGGCGGGCGTGGCGGCGGCCGGCAAATGCCGCCGCGGGCTGGTGACGTTCGAGCTGACGCTGGGGGCCAAGTTGCATGTGCCGAGCGAGCGGCCGGTGCAGCGGGAACTGCCGTTTGCGGAGGAGGAGAGGAGGACAGGAGGAGAGGAGGAAAGGAGTCAGGAAGGAATCGCCGCGGTGGCCGTGCCTGTGGCGGCCGGCCAGGAGGACGCCGCGAAAGCGCTGCGCGAATGCGCAGCGCTTTCGCGCCGCGTGGAAGAGAAGCGGCGGGAGGCGGCGGCCCAGGCGGACCGCGCGGAGAAAAAAGAACTTTGCTCTGACGCAGCGAAAGCATTGACCGAGGCGGACTTGCGAAAACTGTTCCCGGCCTTGATGGCGGACAAGAACGAGGAAACGGCACGCGACGTGCCATTCCCTATTCCCCATTCCCCCATTCCCCACTCGGAGAGTGTATTTACCGACACTCCCTCCGCCGACGTTCCCGGAGGGAATGTCAAAGAGCGCGCGGGGGCGAGGAATGGGGCTCCGCCGGGCTCTCAGCCTCCCGCCTCCAGCCTGCCGACTCAGCCACGTGGCGGCCAGATCGCCGACCTGATTCGGAAAATCCGCGCCCAGGTGGCGATCACGCCGGGGTTTGAGTGGGTGGCCTCCAGCGTGGCGCTGATGGCCTTCGAAGGGCCGCTTTCGGAACACATCGTGGCCGAATGCGTGGCCGGTTGCCGTGGTAACGGCGGCAAGTTCGTGAATGCCATCAAGACGCACCTGGCGGGCGTCTCCGATGCGGTTCTCGACCGGCACACGCTCCGCGACCCGGACGGCGCGCCCCAGTTGCATCGTTTCCCCTACCTGCGGCCGCGGCTGGCGGAACACGGCATCCAACTCCCCGACGAGGCCACGGGGCTGGTGCGGACAAAGACAAAACCCCCAACGCGGAGGCGGGCGTGACGTGGGGCTTTATTTCAACGAGATCGAACCCTTCGCGGCGGAGTGGATCGAGAACTTATTTCCGGGGGCAGTGGTCGACAGGAGGAGCATTCACGATGTCACGGCAGACGACGTTCGCGGTTTCGAGCGCGTCCACTTCTTCGGCGGCGTTGCCGGCTGGGAGCTCGCGCTCCGGCTCGCGGGCTGGCCGGAAGATCGAAAAATCTGGACCGGCAGTTGCCCCTGCCAGCCGTTCTCGTCAGCAGGGAAGCGAAAAGGCAACGAAGACGAACGGCACCTCTGGCCAGTATGGTTCCGGCTCATCCGCGAGTGTCGCCCTCAGTGCGTCTTTGGCGAGCAAGTTGAAAGTGCGATTGGGCACGGGTGGCTTGATGGAGTATCGGCAGACCTGGAAAGAGAAGGCTACGCCGTCGGGGCGTGTGTATTGGGCGCACACAGCGTCGGCGCACCGCCCATGCGACAGCGATTGTTCTGGGTGGCCTACCGCAGCAGCAAGGGATTGGCGGGACTCGCGATCAAACCAGCACGGGAAGAATGCACGCCCACTAAACGAGGTCGCCATGCTGGCTGGATTCCCGACTCCAACGGTCAACGACCATCTGCGCCATCCAGCGATGGACAACACGGCAAAGAACGTGACGCTGAATCACGCGGCAATTCTAGCGGGCTGGAGTTCACCGCGAACGCCGAACGGAGGCAGGTCGGTGGGAACGTTGCGAGCGAACGGCAAGCCGCGATCGAATCTGGAGACGGAAATCCTTGGCGCGACTTCATCGTCATTGCCTGCCGCGACGGAAAGTTCCGGCGCGTGTCAGCTCAATCCGGCGATGAGCCGCTGGCTTATGGGGTTCCCAGCCGGGCCCGGGACCCACGGATGGGATTCCTCGTCGCCCAACTGGTCGAGCTGGGTCACAGTGCAAAATCTGCTCGACGCGTTCTGGCGGAGGCCCGCGCCAACCGCACCGGACGCCTGCGCGGCTACGGCAACGCGATCGTGCCCCAAGTAGCGGCAACGTTCATCGAGGCGTTTTTAGAGACCGAGACCGATTGAAAAAACTCCTCCCCTCCTTCCCTCCTTCGCTCCTTCCCTACTCCCCACAAATGGACCGCGAGAACATGCCGCCGGATTTCAGCGTCAACGTGTTTGAGTGTCCGCGGTGCGGGGGGCGGCACGAGTGGCTGGAGTTCCGGCTGTTGGCGCATGCGAACTCCGCCGTCACGCACTTCGCGGAGTGCCCGATCTTGGCACAACCGATCCTGGTGGCCTGGGACGGGCGGATCGCCACGGGGCAAGCGATCCGCCCCCGCGACGCCCTGCCGGCCCGCTTCGCCGACGCGCGGGAGGAAGCATGACGCAAATCAACGATGACAACGAGGTCGAGCGCTGCGTCTTGGAGGCCTTCAAGCTCTATCGGCAGGGGAGGATCACGAAGCGGGAGTTGAAACGGCGCGTGGAGCGGGCGGCGAGCGCGACGAGTCAGTCCAAGGTGATCGTGCTGCGGATGTTCCCGGCGGAGTATGAGCGGATCAAAAAGGAAGCCGCCGAGAGCAAGCTCTCGATGAACGCCTGGATCCTGAGCTGCTGCGGCTTTTGAGTTGTTTTGAAGGGGTCCACGGAAGGCACGGAAGAGGACGGAAGGATTTCACCGCGAAAGACGCGAAAGGGCGCGAAAGGGGAAACGCATGAAGGGTGATTGCAAGACCTATCGGAGCCAGGACGTCCGCGATCGTTGCGGACTGTTGAAGTTGACAGCGGAAAATGACACCGACGCGGCGTTGCTGGCGATGATCTACCGCGCCCTGTTCAAAGTGCTGGCGGTGCCGGCGGCCCGCTTTCAGTTGTATGAGGCGCTGTTGCCGATGATGAAAGGGTTCGAAGAGCCGCAGGCCATGGTGGATTACAAGTCGGCCAAAAAAGAGGCTCTCGAAAGCAATGATCCGCAGATGAACGCAGATTTTTACGTTTTTTAGCGTGTTTCGCGGTTCAATCCTCCCTTCCGTCCCCTTCCGTGTTTTCCGTGGACGTTCGAACGATGAAAGTCTTGCTGTTTGAAAAGCGGTTTTGGGAGGCGGTGGCGACGGGGGCCAAGGTGCATTCCATCCGGCCGCCGCGGAAACGACCGATCAACGTGGGCGACACGATCAGCCTGCGCGGCTGGGAGGGAGCGGCCTATCGCTCGCCGCAACGGATCTTGACGGAGGAGATTTGCATCGCCGTGCGGGAGATCTGGATCGGCAAGGATCACATCGTGCTCGGCGGCGAAGAGCAGTTCTGGGACGAAGAGCTGGACGCCTTCGCGCGGAGCGACGGTTTTTCCAATTGGCAGGACATGCGCGAGTTCCGGCACTTCCACTACAAGCTGCCGTTCTCGGGCGAACTGATTCAATGGGGCGTGCACCCGATGCTCAAGGGCCTGGGTGATCTGCGGGCCGCGAACGAGACGGACGTTTAACCGCGAAAGACGCGAAACTACGCGAAAGGAGAAACATGGGAAGGCCAGATTTGAGTCCGGGTATCGCTGTGGATGAGGAGCCGCCGCGCGAGGGCGTGGCGTTTGAGCTGGGGTCGCCTTGCGTCGGGACGTTTACTGGGCAACTGGTCAACCTGGTGATGCCGGCGCGGGAGACCATCGACATTGAGGACATCGCACACGCGCTCGCCAATCTCTGCCGATTCGGTGGGCATACCCAATACTTTTACAGCGTGGCCGAGCATTGTTGCCACGCGCACGATCTCTGCCAGGTGAACGGCCCGGACGCGGCGCTCGCGGCGCTCTTGCACGACGCGCACGAGGCCTATCTCGGCGACTGGACGCGGCCGCTGCAATGCGCGCTGCCGCATCGCGTGGCCGAGGAGCTGCGTTGGATTCGCCAGGCGGTCGACGTGGCGATCCGCCAGGCGTTCGATAGCGACGTCCATTGGTGGGGCCGAAACGACTGTCACGAGGCCGATCGGCTGCTGCTGGCCGCCGAGGCCAGGATGCTAATGAAGAAGTCGAAGGACTGGAAGCTCGGCCGCGGTACGCCGATCGCGCTGCCGTGCTGGGAACCCGGCGTGGCCAAGGACATGTTCCTGCAACGCTTTCACGGCACGCAAAAGTTGATCCGCGATAACGTGACCAAGGCCGGGCAGGGAGAGTGAGGGAAAAAACATGGAACTGGCGGCGTGTCCGATTCGCGGGTGTACGGCGGGCTGCGAGGCGGGGCGGATTCTTTGCCCGCGGCATTGGCAGTTGGTGCCGGCGGCGCTCAGGAAGCGGGTGACGACGACCTATCGACGCTTTCAGCGGGCGCATAGCAAGCACCAATCGCTAGCGGCGCTGCAGGTCCGCGAGGCCCGGGCGCTCTGGATGTATGACCGCAGTGAAGCCGTGGCGGCAGTGGTGAGCCAAGTAGGGCAGGAGGGGAGGAGGGAAGTAGGGGAGGAGTATCCGAGGTGAGTCCACGGAAGGCACGGAAGAGGACGGAAGGATTTTCACCGCGAAAGGCGCGAAACTACGCGAAAGGGAAACGATGAAAGCGGAACTGACGCACGAAGAGAAGATGCAGCTGTACTCGGACGCATCGAAAGTGGTGAAACACCTCAGCGACGCGATCGGGACGACGTTCGAGCAGATGGCCGTGTTGGTCGAAGCCAGCGGGGGCTTGGCGATCGATCAATTCTTGCTGACGGCCTCCGGCGCGATGGAAGCGCTCGGCGACGTGCTCAATCACATGGACGCGGTCGAAAACAACGAAGACGCCTGGGTCGACGGCGTGTTCGAACGCATGCAGGCCTTCGTTGAAGGCTTCAAGAAGGAGAATGATGTTTGTGACGTTCTCCGCGGCTTTATGATCGTGAGTGACACGTGTGCCGGCTGCGGCAGCGTCTTGCTGCTCGAAAATGCTTGGATGACGGACGGCTGCCCGTGCAACAGTCGGCTTGGGGTGAACTCCACGAATGAGACGCGCTGGCGGTTGCTCATGGCGCTTCAGCAGCGCCAAGCGCGCGAGGCCGAAGCGCTCGCCAAGTTCAAGGAATACGTGCATCGTCGCTTGGACGAGGCCGGCGTGCCATCCGATCCCCCTTCGCCGCATCAGGCGGAAGGCTGCCGCATCGGTGGGCGGTTGGACCTGGTGCTTTCCCAATACTCCGCCGGACGATGATCCGCAGATTTCGCAGATGAACGCAGATTTTCGCGATGTTTAGCGTGTTTCGCGGGCTCTCCTCCCTTCCGTGTTTTCCGTGGTGGATCTGACATGGGTGCAAATTCGAAAATTGAGTGGTGCGATCACACGTTTAATCCGTGGACCGGCTGCGAAAAAGTCTCGGCGGGGTGTGCGCACTGCTATGCCGAGAGTTGGGCCAAGCGGACCAACATCGTGAAGTGGGGGGCGGCTGGGACGCGGCGGCGGACGACGGATGAGAACTGGAAGAAGCCGCACGGGTGGAATTTTGACGCCGCGAAAGAAGGCGTCCGCAAGCGGGTGTTCTGCGCGAGCTTGGCCGACGTGTTCGAGGACCGCGAGGAATTGAAACCCTGGCGGGTGGAGCTGTTCGAACTGTTCGAGCAAACCCCCTGGCTGGATTGGTTGCTGCTCACGAAGCGCCCCGAGAACGCCGCGCCGTTCCTGCAAGGTTTCTATGGCCGCCTGGGCTGCGCCCCGTGGAAAAACATCTGGCTCGGCACGAGCGTGGAGAATCAGGAAGCGGCCAACGAACGTATTCCGCATTTGCTTCACGCGCCGGCCGCGGTGCGGTTCCTCTCCTGCGAGCCGCTGCTGGGGGCGCTGGATCTCTGCGGCTACATTCCGTGCCCTGCCACAGCGGCGACTCTCTATCACCCGTTCGTCAATCCTTTGCGGGGTTGGTATTCCGCGCGAGAGCAAGGACGCGGTACGGGATGCAGCGGTCCGGGCATCGATTGGGTGATCGTCGGCGGCGAGAGCGGACCCGGGGCGCGGGCGTGCGACGTCATTGACGTGCTCTCGATCGTGCGGCAGTGCCGGGCGGCGGGCGTGGCGCCGTTCGTGAAGCAGCTCGGCGCGATGCCGTGGATGGGCTACACGCTCGATCTCAATGACAAAAAAGGAGGCGACTGGAACGAGTGGCCGGAGGGTCTCGACGATCTCCGGGTGAGAGAATTTCCTACGGTGGCCGGCGTGTGAAAAAAGCTCCTCCCCTCCACCCCTCCTTCCCTCCTGCCCTACTCCAACCAATGAGCCTCCATCTCAAACTATCTCCCGGCGAGTCCGCCGTGTTGGCGGAGCGGCTGGCGGACGGCACCCTGCGCAAGCTCGGGGAGTTTAAGAGCGCGGGGAAGTGTTCGCTGGAGTTCACGCTGCCGGACGAAGTGATCGTGGAGCGGGGCAGAGTGCGGGCGGCGCGGCTGGCCTCCGGCGCGCGGCCGTCGGGGCTTTCCCACTACGCGAGCGCCAAGCAGGCCCAGCACGACGCTCAGGCGACGTTCTATTGCCACCTCTACCGCGACGGGGTTTACCTCGGCGTCCAGGAATCCGCGCTCGATGGCCGCCTGACCAAGAGCGAAGCCGAAACCGCCGGCCGCAAATGGAACCGCCAGCAAGCAGGCAACACCTACCAAGTCACGGATCAGAGAACGTTCGAGGAGTGAGGGGGCAGGAGTCCACGGAAGGCACGGAAGAGGAACGGAAGAGAGCCCGCGAAACACGCGAAACAGGCGAAAGGGAAAGACATGGGCGGTAAGTTTGCGGCCGAAACGAATGTGTCCGTGGAGAGCACACGGGCGGAAATCGATGGATTGCTGGATCGCTATGGCGCGACCGCCGTGCGGTCCACTCGGATGGCGGACGTCGCGCAGATCGAGTTTTGGGCTCGCGAGCGTCAGGTGCGTTTCACGCTGCCGCTGCCGGACCGGAACGCCGAGGAGTTCGTGTTCAGTTTCGTGAACCAACACTCCTCGACTCGGAAGCGGCGTAATCCGGATCAGCAGTACAAGGCCTGGGAGCAAGCGTGCCGCCAACGCTGGCGGGCGCTCAAGTTGGCAATTCAAGCAAAGCTGGAAGCGGTCGAGGTCGGCATCGCGCAGTTCGAGGACGAGTTCCTGGCCTACATCGTCGATCCGAAGACGCAGCGCACTGTCAGCGAGGTGATTCGCCCCGAACTTGCGAAAATCTACAGCGGAGGGGGCGGCCACCTGCGCCTGAACGGACCGCCGGCGGCTTCCTCATAATCAGAGGGTCGCGGGTTCGAATCTCCTTCCCTCCTTCCCTCCTCTCCTCCTTCCCTACTTTGAATTCTGATTGACAAACCCCCTCCCGTTCGCCACGATTGCGAGGGAGAGATGCACAACTCAGAGAGCGGACCGGGTCAGCCGGACCGCGTTCACGACCTGGCGGGTCGCGGCCTGTCCTCTTGGCAAAGAGGGCAAGCAGCGGCCCGCCTTTTTTCGTTGATACCCGCCGGGAGGGATGATGGAAAAAGGATTCTGGAAGTCGCGGACGTTCTGGCTGAACGCGGTCACGCTGGCGGTCTACCTGCTGGCCGCGCTCCTGGATCATTCGCTGGTGGCCAGCCATCCGCAGTGGGTGGCGGCGCTCTCGGCCGTCGTGGCCACGCTCAACCTCGTGTTGCGATTCCTGACCACGCAGCCGATCAGCCTGACCGCAAAATAACGGGTGAGAGAGCCCGCGAAACACGCGAAAGAACGCGAAAGAAATACCTACCCGTAAGGGTGACCGCTGGAAGGTGTGGAGCTCGCCGGGACAACTCGTGACCGCCGGAGAGCAAGCTGGCCGTGGCCTTCGAAGCCAGATTGGACGAGAGCAAGTCACCCGCTGTTAACGACCGCCCGCCGCCACGGAGGCGGGCAACTTTTTCAAACTCCTGGGGAATCTGAAATGATCAAGCCGACCGTTGGACGCATCGTGTGGTATCACCCGCCCGTTCCGCATATGCAGCCGTTGGCGGCGATCGTCGCCCACGTCTGGAGTGACACGTGCGTCAATCTGGCGATCTTCGATGCGAACGGCAAACCGATGTCGGAGCCGCCGACTTCGGTGCTGTTGGTGCAGGAAGACGGCGAGGTTCCCAGCGGAGGTCATTACTGCACGTGGATGCCATACCAGCGCGCGCAAGCCGCTCAGGCGCCCGCGTAGCGATTCCTGACTCCTTTCCTCCTTTCCTCCTCGACTTCTTTCCTCCTTCACGGAGTCAAACGCATGGACAGCAGTTTTCGAAGGCGCTCCTGGCCGGTGTTCGTGGCGATGTTGGTCGTGCTCTGGGCGCTCGGCGACGCGGCGGCTCACGGGCAGTGCGCCGGTGGCGCGTGTCAGGATCAAATGACCGACGTGCAGCCGACTGGAACCCAGAACCCGGCGATCGTGCGGGTTTGGACGCGGTTGGCTGGCGGCCAAGGGAGCTCGGGCGGGAGCGGCTCGCTGATTGCCGAGGATGACTCGGGGCGGGGCCTCGTGATCACCAACCGCCACGTGGTGGACGGCGGCCGCACCTTCGAGGTGCATTGGCCGAGCGGGGAGGTCAGCCAGGCCAAGCTGCTGGGCGTCGGCGGCGGCAGCGATGATCTGGCGGCGCTCTTTGTGACCGTGCCCGAGGGGATCGATCCCTTGGAATTGCGGGAGGAGGAGCCGGAAGACGGGGAAACGCTCTGGATCGCCGGCTATGGCGGCAGCAAGTTCAGCTTCGGACCCGGCGACTACAACACGTGGAATGAAACCAACGCCGCGATCGAGGGGACGCCGGCCCGGCATGGGGACTCCGGCGGACCGATCATCGACGAGCAAGGGCGCGTGGCCGGCGTGCTGTGGGGGAGCAATTTTCAGGACCATACCGTCTGCATCCGCCTGCCGCGGGTGCGGCGTTTCTTGCTGGGGGTGGGCCGCGTGGCCAAATGGGCCGTGGGACCGTGTTGCGGCGGGAACGCCAGCACGGGGAGCGGCAGCCGACAGCGGTTTCTCGACCCGCCCGACGTCCTGGGCGGCAACGGCGACCCGGACGATCTGGACGAGCCCGGCCTGCCGGAGCCGGCGCCGCCCCCCGTGCCGAAACCCAGGTCGGACGCGGCGATCGCCAGCGTGGAAAAAAAGCTCGATGATCTGACCAAGAAACTGGGGGAGATCGCCGATCGGAAGCCGGAACCCGGTCCAGCGGGTCCGGTCGGGCCGCCGGGCCCCGCGGGTCCGCAGGGTCCGGCGGGGAAAGACGCCGACCCCGAGTTATTGATCGCGCTCAATGCCCGCATGGACCTTTTAGAACGCGAAGTGGCGGCGGCGCAGAACCGCCCGGCGACGCCCGACGGCGGCGCGGGGGGCGTGCTGACCGGGACTGCAAAAATTTCGCACATCGTGCTCCTGGTCGACAAGAGCCAAGCGGGCTGGGCCCGGCTGGCCGCGTTCCTGGCCCCCGCGCAAGATCACCTGCCGGTGCATGTCGTGGATTATTCCGAGGTGCCCTGGAAGGTCCGGCAGTTGCCGCAGGCCGTGGTCTACAACACCGCCCACGAGGCGGTCAGCGTCTCGAAGGGGCTCCGCGACGTGGAAACGACGCTGGCGGCCGTGGAGCGCGGCGAGCTCCAGTAGCCGCCGCCGCGTTTTTGGTTCGAGTTTTTTCGATCCGCATTTTTGTTTCGGGTTTCTGACACACGTACAAGGAAACGCAGATGGCACTTGATCCCGCCTTGGCCGACCAGTTGACCGCGATCGGCCTCTCCAGCCACCAACAGGGGATGGCGCTGATCGGCACGATCGATCGCAACGCGGTGCAGGGTTTGACCGTGATCAACTCGACGCTGATTCAGCAGCACGGCGGCGTGGCGGATGACGCCGCGCAGTTCGCCGGCATGAACACGGCGGCCGGCATCCCGCAGTCGGGCTACGTGAAGGGCGTCTAGTAATAGATCCTCACTCGGGCGGCCTGGTGATGAGCATGGGGAGCGCGATCGCAGTCGGTCCTGGGATGGGAGTGGGGGAGCGGAGCTCTCTCGCCGTGCCCACCCTGACCGACGCGATCGCCGTGCTCTTGATCGTGCTGCTGGTGCTGGGGATTCGCGTCCTCTACCGGCTGCTCGATCGCTGGGAGGCCGAGCGCGAGGACGACGATGGGGACACGCTTCGCAAACGGACCGAACGTTGAGGCGATTTGCCGATGGACGAACTGGACCCAGAAACTGCGCGGCAACTGGCCGCGATGCGCCAGGCCGGTCGCGATCAGCGCGACGCGCTGCGTGAATCGATGGACAACTCGCTGGCCGCGTCGGCCGCGATGGTCACGCAGCTGGCGGCCATGGACATCGCGAAGTTGAGCGCCAACCCTTTTTTTCCCAAATGAGCGCGACGATTCAACAGGCGATTGTGCAAGAAGCACTCGATCTCTCGCACCAGTTTCGCGAGAACGCCGCGCTGCGCAACGGCATCCCCACGCGTCCGACGCGAAACGTCGTGGCCGCGGAGCCGCCGGTGCGTCCGCTGGTGAAGCTGATGCGGAAGCCGCGGGAGCCGTCGACCTCTGGGGCGACTCAGGCGGCGGCTCCCGCGGTCGTGGCGCCGGCCGCGACCGCGATCACGTCCAGCCTGCCGGCGTGGGCCAAAGGGGCGTTGGTGGCAGGCACCTTGGGCCTGGGAGGGATCGGCGGCGCGCTGATCACATCCATGGAGAGAGGGTCCCCGCCGCCGGCGGACATTCCGTCCACGAACCGTGGGACGCCGGCCGCGCGCGGACCTGCGGCCTCGGGCGACTTGCTCCGCTGGCTCTCCGGCGAAGGCTACGACCGCCCGCCGCGACCCCAAAGCACCGGAGACCCCGCCCCGTGAACCTGGCCGAGCTGTTGGACCAACACGCAAAAAGCATGCACGCCATCACCGCGGCCAACGTGGTGGAGGTCCAGGCCACGAGCGCCAAGCTGCGGGAGTGCATCGGCGATCCGTACGCGGCCTATCGCTTCAACCGGTCGCTGGGCGAGGCGGACGAAACCACGAGCGCGCCAGGGACGGCCGACCCCGCCGGGACGCAACCCCTCGGCGGGGCCTCATAAGCCTTTCGCCGAGGGGGCGGGCCGGGGGCAGGCGGCAGGGTGGAGGCGGTAGGCGGCAGGAAACAACTCACGGAAGGGAACGCGGGTGGCCAAGGAAAAACCGACGATCGAGCACGTCTTGCAGCTGGCCGCCCAGGTGGACGAGGCCGGGATCGAGGCCGAGATTGCCGAACTCGAAGCAACGCTGAAAAAACTCAAGGACGCGCTGGGAACCATCCGGGTGCTCAAGCATGGTCGGGCCCCGCGGAAGCAGCCGACACCCAGAACCAAAAAACCGCCGGCCTCCGATTCGACGAAGACGATCAAGCAGCGGGTGATCGATTACCTGGAGATCCAGTCTCCGGCGAAACCGGCGATCATCGCGGCGGACACCGGGCTGTCGCTGAATCAAGTCAACGGCGTGGTGGCGAATTATCCCAACCGCTTTCGCCGCGTCGGGGAGGGGTACACGCTGGTGACCGGTCACGCGGACGATTAAGGGAGCGAGCCCGCGAAACAGGCGAAAGAGGCGAAAAGGGAAGACGGTCCACGGAAGACACGGAAGGGGACGGAAGTTTTTTCACCGCGAGAGACGCGAAATTGAAGAACTATTGGTGTGAGTGCTGCCTCGATGGTGAAGTTGGGTTCCTGATTCGTTGGGTGTTCTGGATGTGCCGGGGGAAGCGCAGTTGCCCGCGATGCAACGACCAATGGAGAGAGCGCCGCGAGGAGTTTTTCAGAACGCATCGAAAGGCGAGGCCATCGCCGCCGCCGCCACCAAAGCGAACGCCATGATTCCGTCCCTTTCCGTGTGTTCCGTGGATGATCTGGAGAAGTTGGCGATGGAAGCGTCTCGGCTGAGCATCCTGATCAATCAGTACGTGCAGACGGACGAGGGGCCGGTGACGCCGCTGGGGCTGGTGCGGCGGACGCTGGAATCGTTGCAGCCGAGCGATGTGCAGCTCCCGGACGGAGACGTGCGGTTTTTTGCGATCGGCGAGGAACTGCGGGACGCGCTCGTGGAAAAGTTGGAGGCGGCGGAGGAGTTGGAAACACGATGAGCACGGTCGAAAAAACCCGGAAGACGTTAACGCGGATGACGCCGCCGGACGTGGTGCGGCTGGTCGGGCGGTTGCTCAAGGCGGGCCTGAAAAAGGATGCCATCGCCAAGCGGGCCGGCGTGAGCACGGAGACGGTGCGACGGATCGAACGAGGCCAGATCAAGCCCGACGAGCGGGCCTGGGCGCGGCTCAACCGCGCCGCGAGCGAGGAGGGCGTGGGCCCGACGCGCCGCTGCCGCTGCGGTCTGCTCACCAATCTCGTCCGTTGCGTCCGCTGCCACGCCGAGCGATACGCCGGGCGGCTGGAGCTCGTGGAAGAAACGCCGGCCGATGATCCGACGATCGAGTTCCTGCCGGACGAAGAGGAGATCGCGTTCCGCGCCCAAGTCGTGCGGGCACACTGGCCGCCCGGTGAAGAGGAACGGCGGCTGCGCTGTGATGAGCGCCGCGTGCCGGCGCGGACCCCCGAGATCGAGTATGGGGCGGTCGCTGAGTTTCTGCCCGACCGAGTCTTGCGCGAGGCAACGATCGCCGCGGACCGACGGCCGCGCATCCTGTTGACTTCGGTTTTTTTTCTCGCATGCCTGTTGCCGTGGAGTCGGTACCCAGCTGGCGTCGGAGCAATCCGCGCCAGCTGGGTGACGGGGCGAAAGGATCCGCAGAGGACGCAGAGTGGCGCAGAGGGTGACAGAGACGCATTGGAGCGTGACTGCCTGATTCCGTCACTTTCCGTGTGTTCCGTGGACTCCTCTCTTTCGGCTGTTTCGCGTGTTTGGCGGGCTCTCTGAGGCGGGGTGATGAATGGACTCTTTTGCAAGGATGCGTGATGGGAATCGCCGAGCTGATTTCGCTCTGCACGCAGGGAGGGTTTGGGGCCCTGCTGGGGGCGATGGTGCTGTGGCTGGCGCCGAAGGCCTTGCGATCGGCCGCCGACTCGCGGAAGGAGGCGGCCCGCATCGAGGCCGCGTCTCGGCAAGAAGCGGCGATGATCGAGGCGGACTCGCGGCGGGAAGTGATGCAGGCCCAGGAAGCCCAGATGCGGTTCCTGGTCAGCTCCTTCGAACACCAAATGAAATACGAGCGCGAGCAATGCAACCAACAGTTCCGCACGCTCCTGGAACGACTCGACGAACACCACGCAGAAACGATGCGACTCTTCCAGGCCCTCAGTGCGCCCCGCTGAGGTAATCCTCCTCCCCTTCTTTCCTCCTCTCCTCCCTTCCTCCTTTCCTCCTCATGCCAAACCGCTTTATCGCACCCGACGGCCAGACGACGAACCGCGGGACCGAGGATTCTCCCTGGCCGCTGGCGGAAGTACTCGCTGACTCGAAGCGGCTCTTCGCGCAGCCGGGGGATACGGTGACCTTGCTGTCGGGGACGTACTATTGGCCCGATCGCTCGTTTAATCGGGGCTTTCGTTGGGCCGTACGCGGGGAGCCGGATGGCGGGCGGATCGATTTCCGGGCACGCGGGCGGGTGATCGTCGATGGGGGCATTTTCAGCGACGAAAAGGCCACGCCGCGGCATTCGCGGATTTTTGGTGTGGAGTGCCTGGCGTCCGAAAACCTCGATCAGACCCGCAAGGTCGACGGCGAGGGGAGTGACACCTATCGCTTGCTCAAGCGGCCGGCGGGGAACATCGACCTGTCCGTCGGGCATGATCTCTCGGTGATCAACTGCCTGATCCATCATGCGTCGAGCGGGATCGGGCTTTGGAAAACGGTTTCGGGCAACAGCCTGATCTACGGCAACGTGATCTATGACAACGGCTGGATCGCAAACGACCGCAAGCACGGGCATGGGCTCTACGCGCAAAACTCCTCGCCCGATTGGAAACGCATCCTCCGCAACATCTTCACGCGCAGCTACCAGCAGTCCGCGCAGATCTATGGGAGCGACACGGCCGATTGCCACCGCTTTGAGTTCAGCGAGAACGTGAGCTACGCGTCCGGCGCGGTGATTATCCAACCGCACAAGCGCAGCCTCGATCTCAAGGTCAACGGCAACCTGCACTATGACGACAAGTTCGGCTACGGAATTGCGAACTTTACCAACGCGCAGATCCGGGACAACGTCTGTCGCGGAGATTTCGGCGTACGTCGTGCCGGCGAAGACGTGTTGGATGGCACGCTCGACATTGGCAACAACCTGGGCTGGATGCCCGGCTGGAGCGTGCCGCGCCTAGACGGCAAGAACGTGCCGATCCCCAACGCGCGGGCCTGGGTGCATGTCAACGAGTTCGACGAGACGCGCGCCACGGTCACGATTCACAATTACAAGAACGCTCCGTCGATCGATCTCTCGTTCGGCGATTGGGTGAAGCCTGGCGACGTCGTTCATTTATTCGATCCGACCGACCTTTTCGGCGCGCCGCTTGATGCGCTGGAAATGGCGGATGGCGGACGTGTGACGCTGTTGCTCGACGGTCCGCACGCGTGCTACGTCGCGATCAAGGAACACGACCCGTGCTTCGCGCTGCGGAGTGAGTTGGACGCGACGCGCAAGACGCTCTGGTCGGTGCAAGATGAGCGCGATCGCCTCTCTCAAGTCAACGATTCCCTGCGCGGCCAGATCAAAGTGATGGAAGAAAAGCGGGACTCGCTCTTGGGCGACGTCGGAGAAGTTCGAAAAATCCTCAACCGTTGGAGCGTGTGACCATGGCGAGCTATGCGGAACTCGAAGGGCTGATCGGCGACGAGAATTACCGAAAAAAGATTCTCGCGGCGTGCGTCGATCAGGCGTACCAGGTGCTGGCCGAGGATGACGGCACGGCCAACCATGCCGAACGGCTCACGCTGGCCTTCAAGATCATCGAGGAGCCGGTGCGGTTCTCGCAGCTCTTCGCCCGCACGATCCTGGTGAAAAACAAGGCGGCGACGGCGGGTCAGATCACGGCGGCCAGCGACGCAACCGCGCTGACGGAAGTGCAGGCGGTCTATCCCGAGTTCGCGGCGCATTACGGAGTTTAAGGAACCGCGAAATACGCGAAAGGGACGCGAAAAAGGAGAATGCCAACCTTTCGCGTTTTTTAGCGTCTTTCGCGGTGAAGCAGATTCTTCCCTCCTCCCCTCCTTTCCTCCTACCCTACTTTCACCATGGCCCTGCCTGATTTTAATCGCGTTCAGAACGGCTCCGAGATCACGGTCAAGTCTTCGGGCGGTTCCGCCGCGATCACGATGACGAGCGTGGCGAACGGGGCCGCGCGGCAGAGCGCGAAGATCGACTTCGGGGCCTCGCGGGCGCGGGAGTATCTGCTAATCGCCGAGATCGAGATGGCGGCCACCCCCACGGCCGGCAACGCCATCGAGTTTTATATGGGCTGGTCGAACGACTCCGACGCTGGCGATGACAACCCAGCGGGGCTGTCCGGCGCGGACGCGGCGTACACCGGGCAATCGAGCAACCTGGACGCCTCGGTCAAGCAGCTCTCCTATTTGGGAGACGCAGTTGTCTCCGCCCTGGCCACGTCCACCGTGCAACGCATCACAGTCGCCAAGGTCGAAGCGCCCATGCGCTACGGCTCGTTGGTCGTTTACAACAAGGCGGGCAGCGCCTTTCACTCGTCCGCGACGAACATCGCCTTCCGCTTCATCCCGGTGCTCGACGTGATCGAGGACTCGTAATGCAAAACGTCAACCTTTCCTCGCCGATCGTCTGGGACGCGCCGCTCAATCGCGGGCTGCTGCGTTGGTGGTTGTGCCTGCCGAACGTCCTCCGGGGGAACACCTGGCGGGAGCTTACGCGGAAAAGCGATGCCACGATCAGCGGGGCCAGCGTGGCGGGTGCGCGTGGGCGCCAAGGGGGCTGGGGCTGCTATGAGTTCGACGGGACGAACGACTCGGGACAGACGGGGGCGATCGATCTCAGCGGAGTGAGCCAGCTCACGATCGCCATGTGGCTGTACATCATCGCGTACGCGACGAATGATCTGCTGATCGAGAGCAGTCCCGACGCCAACAGCAATACTGGTGCGCTGCAGATTAACCTGGACAATACCGGGGCTTGGACGCAGCGAATTAAAACGGCCACTGGTAACAACACTTCTAACCTGTCACCTCGGCCAAGCGCCGGCGCGTGGTTCCATTACATCCTGTGCGCGAACCGAAGCGTTGGAGCGCAGCAGTTTGTGGCCGCTTACGTCAACGGCGTGTCGCAAACTCTGACGTCCGTAGCCACGGATACGAGCAGCTCCGGCGGCTTCGGCAATTACCAGTGGAACTTTTGCAGCCGCAACGCCGCTTCGCTCTTTGCGAACCTCCGGCTGGATGATTTCCGCATGTACAACCGCGTGCTACGTGACAGCGAGGCGCTGGAACTCTATCGCACCTCGAAGGCCGGCTACCCCCACGAACTGCGCTGGCTGCGCGGCATGCGCGCGAGTGAGCAAGCGGCCGGCGCGGGGTCAGGGTTATTGCGGCGTTTGCAGACCGAGGGCTTATTCGTGGGGAGCGCTTGCTGATGCGACCGATCGCGAAAAACTCGACCGATCAGAGCGTCGTCCTTCGCATTATCGATGCGACGGACGGCACGCCGGAGGAAGCCGTCGAACACAACACAAGCGGCATTTCCCTCTGGTATCGCCGCGAAGGTGGGAGCGTCACGGCCATCACACCGGCGGCGCTGGCGGCCGCCAACTCCGCGCACGCCGACGGCGGAATCGAACACCTGGACGACGGCTACTATCGCCTCGATCTGCCCGACGCCGCGGTCGCCACCGGCGCGAACGGCGTCACGGTCGGAGGAACGGTCACCGGCATGGTCGTGATCGGTTGCTATGTGCCGCTCTTCAACTTCGATCCTTACAACGGCACGAACGGCGGTCTGAGCGCGTTCACGGGCATCACCAACGAGACCGACAAGATCCCCACGATCCTGGCCGACACCGCCGAGCTGCAGGCCGATTGGGCCGACGGCGGGCGGCTCGATCTGATCCTCGATGCGCGGGCCTCGCAAAGCTCGGTCGATACCGTCGACGGGATCGTGGATGACATTCTCACGGACACGGGGACGACGCTGCCGGCCACGCTGGCGGGATTGTCTACGCACTCGGCCGCTGACGTTTGGGCGGTCGCCACACGCGTTCTCACGGCGGCCACGAACATCACGGGCGGGATCGCCGACGCGGTCTGGGAAGAGGCCCTTGCGGATCACTCCGGCACGTCTGGCAGCGTGGCCGAGGCGCTCGGCGCGGCGGGCTCCGCGGGCGATCCCTGGACGACGGCGTTGCCGGGCTCTTATACGGCCGGACAGGCGGGCTACATCGTGTGGACCAATCTCGACGCCGCGGTATCGACGCGCTCGACCTTGAGCTCCGCCCAAGTGAACGCGGAGTGCGACCAGGCGCTCGCCGATTACGACGCCCCGACCAACACCGAGATGGTAGCCCGCACGCTGGCTTCCGGGAGCTACGCCACGGCCGCCACGCAAACGAGCCAAGGGGGGACGCTGATCGGCATCGTCAACGAGACGGACAAGATCCCGACGATCCTCACGAACCTGGCGGCGGTGTGGACCACGGCCCTCACCGAGAGCTATGCCGCGGACGGGGCGGCGCCGACGCCGGCGCAATTGCTCTTCATGCTGCTCTCGGTCGTGGCGGAGTTCTCGATCTCCGGGACCACGATCACCTGTAAGAAGCTCGACGGCAGTACGACGGCGATGACGTTCACGCTCGACGATGCGACGAATCCGACGAGCCGCGCGAGGGCGAGCTAATGGCGGTGAAGCACATCATCGCGGCGGGGATTGGGTTTAGCCCTGGGGGCGTGGGGTACATCGTCACGCGGGGGTTTGGCTCGGCGGAGGTGAGCGGCGTGGAGCCGGTGGGGATCCCGGTGGCGAAGGGGCGGTTGGCGACGGTGAATGCGGCCAAGGGGCGAACGACGGCGGCGGGGCGCAGCAACAGGTGGCGGCTGCGGTGAGTGGTTGGGAATCAATCAGCAGGCAGGGGGTGGGTGATGGGTCCTTCCGGCCAGGAGCGTCTGAACAC